TCCAAGCCAAGTAACAACTCTTTGGGGCGGTGGAACATCCGTCTCAAACCCTATGGCTTTACCAAGTTCACCTATCGCTTATTATCCTTTAGGTACATCTGCTTGGAACGGACAGTATTTAGCAGAAAACAATGCTATTGGAGATTATGTTTTTGATAACACAAGCAGTACTAGAATAACCACCCCTATAAGTGTTAGTAATTTAACTAATTGTACACAATCAGCTTGGTTTAAAACAAGTACTAATGGTCAATTAAATAAATATATATTTTTTGTTGGTGCATATGGTACTTTTGTCATACAGCTTAATGGAACTGACACTTTAAGAGCTGGTGTTACTGTAAATCCTTTAACTCAAACATATCCAAGTTTAACGTTTAATTACGCTGATGGTAAATGGCACCAATACATAATGAATTATGATGGTTCACATGTTAAACTATACATTGATGGAGTTTTAAAAATAAAAACAGCAAGGACTGGAACTTTAAGAAATGAACCCGGTTATTTCACTAGCATAGGTAATGTACCGGGAACTTCGCAGGCTGGAGCAACTGGAGAGTTTTCAAACTTTATAGCATATGAACACACTCTTACAGATGGTGGTGTTTCAGTAGGTGATACAGCTACTGGTGAGATAGCTGCTTTATACAACTACGGCTCACCAATACAAACTTTAGCTAATATACCTCAAAGCTCTAATCTAAAAGCTTGGTACAAACTCGATGCAAGTGAGATTTATAATAGTACAAGTACAGAGTGGAGTGTAGATAATAACCAAAATCCTTCGGCTTATCCAAGTTCTTTAGATTTTAACCCATCAGGAAGCGCTGATACAATTGTAATTAATGATACTTTTGACACAATAATAACTGGAGCAAATTTTACAATTAGCTCTTGGATAAACTTAGATTCTATTGCAAGTAATCAATTAAAATTTATTTTTACTAATAAAACTTTACAGTTTACAATAACTAATAAAATTACTACTTATTTAACAGGTGCTTCAGGGTATTTTTTAAGTCCTTTTGATAGTAACACCACTTTAAGTACTGGCAAATGGTATAATGTAGTATTAGTTAAAAGTGGAAATGATTATACTTATTATTTAAATGGCTCTCCAGATGGAACTGTAAACAATTCTACATCAGTTATTAATTCAAGTGAAACAACATCATTAATTGGGAATTATTCTTATGGGGGTAATACGTATGGTTTTGATGGTAGAATTTCAAACACTCAAATATTTAATACAGCATTAACAGATGGAACAGGCGGAACAGTAAACCAAATAGAAGCTATTTACAATAATGGAACTCCTTTAACAGATATGAGCTCATTTAGTTCTTTGGTTTCTTGGTGGAAGTTAGATAACACAACTACAGGTATTGAAGATTCAAAAGGAAGTAATAATGGAACTAATAATGGAGCTACTGAATATCCTGGCTTTGTAAATACATTAGCTGGTGAAAGCTCAGGAATGTCTCAAACAAACCTTGTTCAAAGTGACTTACAAACAGTTGCGCCTTATAGTAAATATGCTATGAGTTTCGATGGAAACGGTTATATAGATTGTGGTAGTGTTGGAAATTTTACGTCTTCTTTTACCGCTTCCTGTTGGATAAACAATTGGCCATCGAGCGGTCAAAAAGGAGTTTTAGGAAACACAAATGGACAAAGCCGAGGTTGGTTATTATTAGCTCCACACGCTACAAATTCTAACGCTTTTAAAGTGTATATGGATACTACAAATGGTTGGCATACGGCAGAGAACTCAAATGGGTTTTCTGATAACACTAAATGGGTAAACCTTGTTGTTGTTTACGATTCTATAAATAATACTTTAATGTTATACTCAAACACTGTAGAAGGAGTCACAGCAACTCAACCAACAGGTACTTTAACAACAGGAGCTGACCCCCTTAGAATTGGCTCTGAAGCTGGATATAACAATTTTAATGGAAATATATCTAATGCAGCTATTTGGAATACTGCTTTATCAGCTTCTGAAGTTAGAGAAATTTACAACGAAGGTCGCCCTAGCAATCTACATAACTTTTCTGGTGCAGCTCCTGTAGCGTGGTGGCAGTTAGGTGAAAATAGTAGTTTTAATGGAAATGATTGGATTGTAGCTGACGAAATAGGATCAAACAATGGAGAAAGTAATGGTATGCCAGTAAGCGCTTTAACAAACGGTGTAGGTACAACAGCTAATGGAGTGTCTAGCGGAATGTCAGAAGGTAGTTTAGTAGGTGACGCGCCATATAGTACGGCTAATGCAATATCAAGTGGTATGCCGGTTACAGCTAGAGGAATAGATGTACCGTCGTAAAAAAAAAATAAAACAAGTAAATATATAAATAACAAGTAATTAACAAATAACAATTAAACAATGGCAACAACTTATGTAGTAATTAACTTATCTGATACAAACGCAGTTTTGTTCAGTCAAGTGAATCAGTCTTCTGCTCAAACAATGAGAAGAAACGTAGCTAACACAGAGGGTGTTTTGTCTTTTCAGGTAGAGCCTAGCTTTATTACAAACGGTTCGTTGACACCTGTTGGGACTTATACTCATGAAGAGATATTAGTCTTATTAGCTACTCCAGAATGGACACCTGCTGAACCAGGACCAGGAGAGTAAATAAAAACAAACAATTAAATCAAATCAAATGAAAATTAAAGAAGAAGAATTATTATTAATTCAAGAGCAACAAAAACAGCTTAACGAGCTTGTTCACAACATCGGATTATTAGAAAGCCAAAAGCATGGATTACTTCATGAAATAGCTGGAGCTAATAAAGAAATAGAAGATTACAAAGAGGTTTTAGAAGCTGAGTATGGTGCTATCAATATTAATGTTGAAGATGGTACTTATACTAAGATAGAAGAAGATGTCGAAAGTAATAAGGAAGATTAGTATAGGTTCTGACTACAAGAACGATGCAATGCATTATTCAACTGGTCAGGAAGTATACGGTGGACATACTATTAGTGATATTCTTTTTGAAGATCAAGATCAGTCATATAATATTTTTATAACTAAAAATGATGAAGTCTTGCCTTGGAAAAAGTTTAACGCTAATATGGCAATATCTGTAGAGTACGATTTAAAGTACTAATGAAAAGCTTATATAGCTTTATTGTAAAACCTTTAAATGAAAGGTATGACAATATTAAAAAAGTTGATGATAAAACACTCATCATTAATACAGGTATTGAAAACCATAGGTTTGTTAGTAAAAAAGCTGCTGTTGTATCTACTCCAGCGGCTTACACCTCAAAGATAAAAGTAGGTGATGAGCTTTACGTACATCATAATATATTTAGAAGATGGTATGATCAAAAAGGTAATGAAAGAAATAGTTCAACCTTTTTCAAAGATGACTTATATTTTGTTTCACAAGAACAAATATACATGTATAATCTTAAACCACATTTAGATTATTGTTTTGTAAAACCACTTAAAAACCAAAACTTATTAGAGAACAGGAAAGAGCAACCTAACGTTGGTATAATGAAATATAGTAATAGTTCATTAGAAGCGCTAGGAATCACCCCTGGAACACTTATTACGTTTACCCCAAATTCTGAGTTTGAATTTATAATAGATGGTGAACGACTTTATTGTATGAAATCAAATGATATAGCTTTAACTCATGAATACCAAGGAAACGAAGAAGAAAATAATCCAAGCTGGGCAAAAAGCAGTTGAGGAACTTATAAAGGTAGCAAAAGAAAAGATTGTAGACTCAGACGACGATGTAAGCGCTGATAGATTAAAGAATGCTGCCGCTACTAAAAAGTTAGCTATATTTGATGCTTTTGAAATACTTAATCGTATTCAACAAGAAGAAGATATACTAAATGAAAAACCAAAAGAAGTTAAAGAACAAAAGTCTTTTAGAGGTTTTGCAGAAGGGAGAAGTAAGTGAGTTACGAACAAGCACTTTGGAAAGAAATTAAGGACGTTGTAAATCCTAAGATATTAGCTAAAAACAATAGATTTAAAAAATGGGAGTATGGTTATAACTCTGATTATGATTTTATAGTAATAAGTAAAACTGGAAAAATTGGACAAATCATTGAAATACAAGATCTCAGGATTGCTTTACCGGCAACAGATGAACCGTTTAAACGAAGCGATAAAAAAGCGGAACAATACTGGGAAAGACAAGACTACCCAAAAGAATTAAGTAAAATCAAAAGTAGATTTGACTGGGAAGAATACCCAGCTGAATTTAAAGAAAAGTGGTATGATTACATCGACGAAGAATTCAAAAGGCGAGAAAATGGTTATTGGTTTTACAATAACGGCATGGCTAATTACATTACTGGTACTCATTACATGTACCTCCAATGGTCAAAGATCGATATTGGAGCACCAGACTATAGAGAAGCAAATAGACTCTTCTTTATATTTTGGGAAGCATGTAAAGCAGATACAAGATGTTACGGAATGTGCTACCTTAAAAACAGACGATCTGGATTCTCTTTTATGTCGTCAGCGGAACTTGTTAACCAAGCTACAATATCTTCCGATGCTAGATTCGGTATATTGTCCAAGTCTGGTTCGGACGCCAAAAAAATGTTTACAGATAAAGTTGTACCCATATCAGTCAACTACCCGTTCTTCTTTAAACCCATTCAAGATGGTATGGACAGGCCAAAAACTGAGTTGGCATATCGTGTTCCGGCATCAAAGCTTACTAGAAGAAAGCTTGAGTCGAATGAACAGCTTAGAGAACTAGAAGGATTAGATACAACTATTGACTGGAAAAATACAGGTGACAACTCTTACGATGGTGAAAAGCTAAAACTATTAGCTCATGATGAAAGTGGTAAATGGGAAAGACCTGATAATATATTAAATAACTGGAGAGTTACAAAAACTACATTAAGACTAGGATCAAGGATCGTAGGTAAGTGTATGATGGGCTCAACTTCAAATGCTTTAGATAAAGGTGGAGACAACTTCAAAAAATTATACTACAATTCAGACGTTACTAAAAGAAATAGAAACGGACAAACATCTTCTGGCCTCTACTCTCTTTTCATCCCTATGGAATGGAACTACGAAGGATTCATGGATACTTTTGGACTTCCTGTCTTCACTAGACAAAAGAGTCCAGTCAAAGGAGTTGATGGTGAACCAATTACAATCGGAGTTATTGAGCACTGGGAAAACGAAGTTGATGGACTTAAAGACGACACAGACGGATTAAACGAATACTATAGACAGTTTCCAAGAACTGAAGCTCATGCATTCAGAGACGAAGCTAAAAACACATTATTTAACTTAACCAAGATATATCAACAAATAGATTATAATCTTGAAATGAACAATGTATCTTCTGTAACTAGAGGGAGCTTCATGTGGGAAAATGGTATTAAGGATACAAGAGTTTCTTTTATGCCTAATAAAGATGGTAGGTTTTTAATATCTTGGGTACCACCTAAAAACTTACAAAATCGAGTGATAGTAAATAATGGGCTTAAGAGTCCTGGAAACGAACACATTGGAGCTTTTGGTTGTGATAGCTATGATATATCAGGTACAGTAGATGGTAAAGGATCTAACGGAGCATTACATGGCTTAACAAAGTTTAGTATGGAAGATGCGCCGCCTAATCATTTCTTTTTAGAATATATATCAAGACCTCAAACAGCTGAGATATTCTTTGAAGATGTGTTAATGGCTTGTGTATTTTACGGTATGCCTATACTTGCTGAAAATAACAAACCAAGATTATTATACTACTTTAAACGTAGAGGTTATAGAGGTTTTTCAATGAATCGTCCTGATAAAATTTGGAATAAACTTTCTACAACAGAAAAAGAAATAGGTGGAATACCTAACTCAAGTGAAGACATTAAACAAGCACATGCTGCTGCAATTGAATCTTATATAGAACAATACATAGGTATACTTCAAGAAGGTTATGGAGATATGTACTTTCAAAAAACCCTAGAAGACTGGGGGAGGTTTAATATTAATAACAGAACTAAGTTCGATGCTACTATAAGCTCTGGTTTAGCTATAATGGCTTGTAACAAAAATAGATACAGACCTAATCCTGAAAGAAAATATCAACCTATTAGTTTAGGTATTAAAAGATATAACAATGATGGGGTAACTTCAAAAATAATAAAATAAATAGATGATTTATACTACTAATAATAGTTCATTCCCGGATCAGGTGGTACCTGACGCAGAGAAAGCTACTTTAGATTATGGACTTGCTGTCGGTAGAGCGATTGAGGGTGAATGGTTTAGAAATAATGGTCGTGGTAATAATGGATACGCAACTAATTATAATAACTACCACAGCTTAAGACTGTATGCAAGAGGTGAGCAACCTGTTCAAAAGTATAAAGATGAACTAGCTATTAATGGTGATTTATCATATCTAAACTTAGACTGGAAGCCAGTTCCAATAATATCTAAGTTTGTAGATATTGTCGTTAATGGAATGACTCAAAGAAATTATGAAATAAGCGCTTTTAGTGTTGATCCATTTTCTTTGAAATCAAGAACTGATTACGCATCTACGTTGTTAAGAGATGTTAGAGAGTTAGAGCTAATTCAACAAATGGAGAAAGAGTTGGGGGTTGAAATATTGTCTAAAGAAGTTAGAGAATTAGGTTTAGAAAACGAAGATGAAGTAAAATTACATTTACAACTAGATTACAAACAGTCAATCGAAATAGCCGAAGAAGAAGTTATAAAAGATATATTAAATAAAAACAAATACGATTCTATAAAAAAAAGGTTTTGTCAAGACTTAGTAACGCTTGGTATATCAGCAGTTAAAACAACTTGGAATAAAGCTGAAGGGGTTGTTGTAGATTACGTAGACCCAGCTTCTTTAGTTTATTCTTACACGGAAGATCCTAACTTTGAAGACATATATTATGTTGGTGAAGTAAAGTCTGTTTATATATCAGATTTAAAAATGGAATTTCCATACTTAACAGATCAAGAACTTCAAACTATACAGAAATACCCTGGTAATCAAGAATATTTAAGAAATTGGAGTGGTAAACAAGATGATTTAACCGTACAAGTATTATATTTTGAATATAAGACTTACTCTGATCAAGTTTTTAAAATAAAACAAACACCTACGGGTTTAGAAAAAGCATTACAAAAGCCTGATACTTTTAATCCGCCTGAAAGCGAGAAGTTTAATAGAGTTTCTAGAACTATCGAAACATTATATAGTGGAGCAAAAATATTAGGACATCCTATGATGTTAAAATGGGAACTAGCGGAAAATATGACAAGGCCTAATTCTAACATAAATAAAGTTAGAATGAACTACAATATATGTGCTCCTAGAATGTACAAAGGCCGTATTGAATCTACCGTTAGTAAAATAACAGGCTTTGCTGATATGATTCAGTTAACACATCTTAAACTGCAACAAGTATTATCTAGAGTTGTGCCAGATGGTGTTTATTTAGATATGGATGGTTTAGCAGAGGTTGATTTAGGTAATGGAACTAACTACAATCCAGCTGAAGCTTTAAATATGTATTTTCAAACTGGTTCTATTGTAGGTAGATCGTTAACACAAGATGGCGATATTAATAGAGGTAAAGTTCCTATACAAGAATTACAAACAGGTTCAGGTGGAGCCAAAATACAAAGCTTAATACAAACTTATCAGTATTACTTACAAATGATACGAGATGTTACCGGTTTGAACGAAGCTAGAGATGGATCAACACCTGATAAAAACTCTCTAGTAGGTTTACAGAAGTTAGCAGCGGCTAACTCAAACACGGCTACAAGACATTTACTTCAAGCTATGATGTATATGACTGTTAAAACGTGTGAAAATATAAGTTTAAGAGTAGCTGACTCTTTAGAGTTTCCATTAACTAAACAAACTTTAGAAAACAGTATATCTAGATTTAATGTAGGTACTTTGGAAGAGCTTGCAGATTTAAACATGTATGAGTTTGGAATATTTTTAAATTTAGAACCAGACGAAGAAGAAAAACAAGTTTTAGAACAAAACATTCAAATAGCTTTAAAATCAGGTCAAATAGACTTAGATGACGCTATAGACTTAAGAGGTATAAATAATCTTAAGTTGGCTAATCAAATGCTAAAACAAAGAAAAGCCAAAAGACTTAAAATAAAACAACAGCAACAAGCTGCTCAAGTACAACAGCAGACTAATGCTAACGCTGAATTAGCTGAAAGAACAGCTCAAGCTGAAATGCAAAAACAACAAGCTTTAACAGAGTCTGAAATGCAAGTAGAACAAGCTAAATCTCAGTTTGATATAAACAAGATGCAGCAAAAAGGAGAACTTGACAAGCAGATTCTTCAGATGAAGTTCCAGTTTGATATGCAGCTTAAACAAATGGAGATTCAAGTTCAAAAAAGTAAAGAACAAGAGATTGAAGATAGAAAAGATAAAAGAACTAAAATCCAAGCAACTCAACAAAGCGAGATGATTTCTCAAAGAAAAAACGATTTACTACCTATAGATTTTGAAGCAAAACAAGATCTAGCTAATAATGATATGGGTAGCTTACAAAACCCAGGAGAATTAATGCCTGAGTAAATTTCATTAACTATTATATTATATTATGTCAGAAAAAGAAGAAGTAAAACCTTTGAAAGTTAAGGTTAAGAAACCTTCATTAAAAACTAAATCAAACAAAGTACATAAAGTTGATTTAAGTAAAAAAGAAGAAGTAAAAGAAGAAATAAAAGAAGATGCCATTCAAGAGCCAAGCGCAGAGAAAGTGGATGTACAAGAACCATCCGGAGATGGCAAAAAAGTGGGAGAAACACACGAAGAAAAAGTCGTTGCCACTGAAGCTAAAGAAGAAAAAGAAGTAATATCTCCAATATCTGAAATAACTGAAGAAGCTGCTAAAGAAGTAGAAGAAGTTAAGAAAGAATATAAAGAAGCTATAAGAGATGAAAAGGTTACTGGAAAACCATTACCTGAAAACATCGAAAAACTAGTTTCATTCATGGAAGAAACAGGTGGAACTATCGAAGATTATGCTAGATTAAATAGAGATTATTCTAATATAGACGATACTTCTTTACTTAAAGAATATTACAAAAATACTAAACCACATTTAGATCAAGAAGAAATAAACTTCATAATGGAAGACAATTTCTCTTTTGACGAAGATATGGATGAAGAGCGAGATATAAAGAAAAAGAAACTTGCCTTCAAAGAAGAAATTGCTAAAGCCAAAAACTTTTTGGAAGAAACCAAGAGTAAGTACTACGACGAAATCAAGTTGAGACCCGGCGTAACTCAGGACCAACAAAAAGCATTAGACTTTTTCAATAGATACAACAAAGAACAACAAATAGCTGATCAACGTCATAAAACGTTTCAATCAAAAACTAATGAGTTTTTCACTAATAATTTCGAAGGTTTCGAGTTTAACGTAGGTGAAAAGAAATTTAGATACAATGTTGGAAATGCTAATGATGTTGCAGAAAAACAGTCAAACTTAAACACGTTTGTTAAGAAGTTCTTAAACAATGAGGGTGAAGTTGTTGATACTGTAGGTTATCACAAAGCTATTTACGCTGCTGAAAATGCAGACACTATTGCTAATCATTTCTATGAGCAAGGTAAAGCCGACGCTGTAAAAGATATGATGGCTAAATCTAAGAATATAACAGGTCAAGTAAGGCCACAAGCTAATGGTGATATGTTTATTAATGGATTAAAAGTGAAAGCTGTCACTGGCGCAGATAGTTCTAAGTTGAAATTTAAAATAAAAAAATAACAACAACTAAAAACAAAATAAAATGAGTTTTGCAACTAGCGGGTCTTTTCCTGCTTCTATAGTTCCAATGCCGAATCAAGTAGCTGTACAAGATAATTATATCGATTTTCAGAAGGCTGGTTTTTCGCAATGGACACAACAATATCTACCTGAGCTTTACGAAGCAGAAGTAGAAAGATACGGAAACCGAACTATTGGTGGTTTCTTGAGAATGGTTGGCGCTGAAATGCCAATGACATCTGATCAAGTTATTTGGTCTGAACAAAATAGATTACATGTAGCTTATGATACGGTACAGGTAGCTGCAGTCGCTAATAATCAAGTAACTGTTACTATTACACCTCAAGGTGCTGAGGCTTCTTCTGGTGTTAGAGTTGGTAATACAATTTTAATATCTGACAATGCTACTGGTCTTGTGACTACTAAAGCTCTTGTGATTGGTATTAACGCTACAGGTTTTGTATTAACTTGTGAGTTATATGACGCTGCTCCTGCTGGAATTATCACAGGCGCTGCTTCAAATAGCTTGTTTGTATACGGTTCTGAGTTTCCAAAAGGAACTAATGGAATGGGTGGAGCTATTGAACCAGGTGTAACTACTTACAAAAATTCTCCAATTATACTTAAAGATAACTATGAATTAAGTGGTTCTGATGTTGCTCAAATAGGTTGGATCGAAGTTGCTACTGAAGATGGTCAGTCTGGATACTTATGGTATTTAAAAGCTGAGTCTGAAACTAGACTAAGATTTGAAGACTATATGGAGATGTCAATGGTTGAAGGTGAAAAAATGACTGGAACAGTTGCTTTTGGAACTAATTTTACGCCAACTGGTGGTACTCCAACTCAAAATATCAAAGGTACTGAAGGTTTATTTGCTGCTATCGAAGCAAGAGGTAATGTATACTCTGGTTTTGCTGGAGCTGCTGCTCCTGGTGCTGGTGCTTTAGGTGATTTCGATGAAATCCTTAAAAACCTAGACAAGCAAGGTGCTATTGAAGAAAACATGTTATTCTTATCTAGAGCTACTGCTCTTGATTTCGACGATATGATCGCTGCTGTTAATGGTGGATTTGCTTCTACTCAAGCTGCTTCTTTCGGATTATTTGAGAATGATGGTGATATGGCATTAAACTTTGGATTTTCAGGTTTTAGAAGAGGTTCTTATGACTTCTACAAAACTGATTGGAAATATCTAAACGATGCTACGACTAGAGGTTTATCTAATGAGATTGATGGTGTAATGGTTCCTGCTGGAACAACTACAGTTTACGATCAAATGTTAGGATCAAACATCAGACGTCCTTTCTTACATGTAAGATATAGAGCTTCTGAGTCTGAAGATAGAAAGATGAAGTCTTGGATCACTGGATCTGTAGGTGGAGCTTACACTTCTGATCTTGACGTTATGAGAGTTAATTTCTTATCTGAAAGATGTTTAGTAACTCAAGCTGCTAATAACTTTGTGTTATTTAAAGGAGCTTAATTAATTATTAATATTTAAAAGATAGAAATTATGGCTAAATTAATAGAAGCAAAATATAACACTGACCAACCTTTATATATTCCTTCTGAGGAATTGTTAAAAGTTGTAGCTAGTGATAGTTCTAACAACTGTGTATTTACTTACATTGGTGGTTCAACTATTACTGCAACTATAACATTGGACGATGCTGCCGCTGCTAGGGCTTTAGAAGCTAGCTTACAAGCATCTTGGTTAAAGTGTATAAATGCAGGTCCAGACGCTGCTGGAGCTGTTGCTAATACAACTGTATTTACAGCTGTATCATAAAACAAAATAATAAGATCCCGCTTCGGCGGGGTCTTTTTTAATTATTATATTATATTATATTATGGAAACAAAAGAAAATAAAAAGCCTGTAGCTAAAGCTCCAGCAACTCCTAAAGTTCAAAAAGAAACTTGGGAATATAAAGATAGAAACTATTACTTATTAGGAAATAAAACTCCATTAACTTACACAATAACATCTAGACATTCACGAAGGTATCCTTGTGTTTGGTTTGATGAAGACAAAGGTTATGAAAGAGAATTAAGATATGCTACTAATCAAAAAAGTATATTTGTAGATGAACAAAAAGGTTCAGCTACTTTAAAGCATATTGTTTTTGACCAAGGTCATTTAATGGTTCCTAAAGAAAAAAGAAATTTACAAGAGTTCTTAGCTAAACACCCTCATAAAGGCGTTTTGTTTCAAGAGCATGATAAGATAGAAGAAGCAGTTGATCAATTTGATTATCTTGAAATGGAAATAGCAGCTATGAATATGGCTTATGAAATGGATATAGACAAAGCTGAAGCTATTTTAAGAGTTGAAAAAGGTTCTTCTGTAACTGAATTAAGCTCTAAAGAATTAAAAAGAGATTTATTACTCTTTGCGAGGCAACAACCTGCTTTGCTATTAGATTTGGCTCAAGATGAAAATGTAGAGTTAAGAAATTTCGCAATTAGGTCTGTTGAAGCTAACATTGTTAGACTCGATGATGATCAAAGAACATTTAAATGGGTTGCTAATGGTCGTAAATTAATGACAGTACCTTTTGATGAAAATCCTTACTCAGCTATGGCTGCGTGGTTTAAAACAGATGAAGGACTTGAAGTTTACAAATCAATAGATAAAAAGCTTAAATAACAAGTGATTATAATTAAGGGTGGTTTTATCGCCACCCTTTTTTTTTAAAAATATTAAAATGGCAATAAACGTAAACACGGTATATACCACAGTTTTGAGTATACTTAATAAAGAACAAAGAGGATACTTAACACCTGATGAGTTTAACAAAATAGCTACTCAAGTTCAATTAGAAATATTTGAAAGCTTTTTTGAAGATTATAACCAATACATACGTATGCCAAAAACAAACGTGGAGTTCGCGTCTAGAATGGACCACATAAGAGAAGAGTTTCAAGTATTTGAAAAGAACTCAAACGCTTCTGCTGTAACTAGCAACGTTTATACACAGCCTACAGATTTACATAGATTTGGATCTGCCTTTTATGAAATAGGTACGAATTCTCCAGAATTAGAAATAGTAAGCAAAAGAGATTATCACCAACAGCGATTATCTCCTCTCACTCAACCAACTACTAATTTTCCAGTAGCAATATATCAAGAAGATAAATTAACAGTTTACCCAATTGCAACTACACCGTTGGTTTCAGATATTGGTTTTAATTATATTAGAAAACCTTTAGATGTTGTTTGGGCTTATAGTTCTGGTTCATTAGGTCAATATATATATGAGCCAACCAATACTGGAGCTGGTGTTGTTCCAACTACTGGATCTGTTAATTTTGAAATAAGTGAAAGTCAACAAACTGAAGTTATTTTATCTATATTAAAATATTCTGGTATCGTTATAAGAGATCCACAAATAATTCAAGCAGCTGCTCAAGAACTACAGCAAGAAGAAATAAATTCTAAAAGATAATAAAACATGGGATTAATAAACGAAACTAACGCTCAATATTACTCTGGTCAACAAGCTTTTACTAATTCCACAAGTCTTGGTCCTTACACTTGGACTGGTGAAACCTTATTAGCTACTTTACCAAAACCTAATTTCAAAGTATTAAAAAATGGTACAGAGCTAACATCAACTATTGACTATACCATTAATGGTAATTCAATCACATTAGTAGTTGCACCTATTTTAACAGATATTATAGTAATACAACTGCTAGAGGAGTCTATATGGGATAATTACGGTAGCTATGCTTACACTAGTTTAATAGACATCGTAAATAACTTTATGGTTGCCTATGTTGGTTTAGATAAAATCATACCGAGAGCTAAAAGATCAGATGTTATATTTCATGCTAAAAGGGGTTTACAAGAATTTAGTTATGATACTTTAAAATCTGTTAACTCACAAGAACTTACAATACCACCAAGTTTATCTTTAGCAATACCTCAAGACTACGTTAATTATGTTCAGTTATCTTGGGTAGATTCATCTGGTGTTAAACATATTATATACCCAACTACTTTAACTAGTAATCCTACACAACCATTATTGCAGAATACAGATGGAATACCTGAGCAAGATAACACTGGTGAAAATCTAGAGTCACAACAAGCTAAAACAGACGCTAGATGGGCTAGTAATAATAATCTAAACATTACAGGGCAACTAACAGATGAAATATTTGATCAAGCTAATGTATATGATTGGTCTTGGTGGAAAATGGCTTATGGTGAAAGATATGGCTTAGAACCTCAAGTATCTCAGAAAAATGGTTGGTTTACTATAAATGAAAGAGAAGGTAAGTTTAGTTTTTCTAGTGGCTTAGCAAATCAGTTGATTATATTAGAATACATCTCTGATGGCTTAGCGTATGATTCTAATACAAAAGTACCTAAGATGGCAGAAGAAGCGTTATACGCTCATATAATGCATTCTATGGTAGCTTCTAGAGCTAATTTTCCTGAGTATATAGTTCAAAGATATAAAAGAGAAAGATCAGCTAAATTAAGAAATGCTAAAATAAGATTAAGTAATATTAAACTTGAAGAGTTTACTCAAGTAATGCGTGGTAAATCTAAATGGATTAAACATTAAAGATGGCAGAGGCTAAAAATAATTTTTTACAATCTAAAATGAACAAAGATCTAGATGCTAGACTTGTTCCTAATGGTCAATATAGAGATGCTCAAAATATTGTAATAAGCAGATCAGAAGGTGATAGTGTAGGTACAGTTCAGAATGTTTTAGGTAATACTGAGTTAACAAGATTTGGCTTGACTGACAAACACTTAGAAGTTATAGGATATTATGTAGATGAATTAAATGATAGTATATATTTTTTTATAACAAACTACACTGATTCATCAGAAGATGGTTTAAGTAATTTTGCATACTCAAGTTCAAAGCATTATATATGTAGTTATAATTCAATAACTAATACTTCTAGTATATTAGTGCAAGGATATTTTTTAAATTTTTCTAAAACTAGCAATATAACCGGAGTTGACATGATAGAAAACGTGTTGTTTTTTACTGACAATAGAAACCAGCCTAGAAGAATAGATGTAAAAACAGCTAGTTCAAACTCAAGTTATTATAATTCAGAAGACAATATATCAGTTTTAAAATATTATCCATATACTCCAATATCGTTAATAAAAGAAGAAGTAACTGCTATATCTATAACTACAGCTGGTAGTGGCTATGGCAGTTTAATACTTCCTTTTGAAGTCCCAGTAAACCAAATGCAAGGTGGCACTGGAGAAGGTTTAATTGTAACTATAACCTCTGTTAGTTCAGTAACTGGAGGTATAACTGGTATTACAATGACAAATCCAGGCGTTGGTTATACTAATGGAGACGTTATAAATGTATACCCAAGAGTAGGTGATGGTACTATAACTTTAACAGTTGCAGAATCTTCTACAATGAAAAACAAAACTAATCAATACTTACCACCTAAAGCTACGTCAGGTAATAACTTGAACCCACATTACGATGTTAATTGGCCAGGTGATAAAGATTACTTGAGAGAAAGATTTGTTAGATTTAGCTATAGATTTAGATTTGAAGATGGTGAGTATTCGCTAATAGCTCCTTTTACTCAAACTGCTTTTGTTCCTGAAAATGATGGTTATTTATTAAGTGAAACATTTAATCCTAAAACAGGTGTTTCAATAAGTTCAGATTCAGATGAGCAATATGCTTATACTAGTACTACTAATAGAATAATGCGGAACAATATAAATGAAGTTGGATTAATAATTAATTGTCCTTCAACTTCATCTTCTTGGGCTAACTCTGTTTTAGATTTAAAAATAAAAGAAGTAGAATTGTTGATAAAAGAATCTGATCAAACATCTATAAAGGTTCTAGACGTTATAGAAAGTAGTGATTTATCTAATGTCAGCATAGACAAGCTTCAATATGATTACCAATCAAGAAAACCAATAAGAACGCTTCCTGAAAAAGATTATACTAGAGTTTTCGATAAAGCACCTGTTAGAGCTTTTAATCTTTCCTGCTCTGGAAATAGAGTTATATACTCTAATTACTACGACAAGCATACTAGTCCAGAGACATTAAACTATAATGTAAACACTGTTGATAAGAATACTTCTCAGTCTATAGAATATCAAAACCATACATTAAAACAGAATAGAACATACCAAGTAGGTATAGTTTTATCAGATAGATATGGCAGGCAATCAGATGTAATATTATCTGAAGTTGATGACGGAGTTGTACCTGGTTTGGTAGATACTTTTAGTGGTTCTACAGTATACAACAACTATAGAACACCAAGTGACAATAATTTGAACACGTCTACCACGTCTTGGAATGGTGAAGGTTTAGAAATATTATGGAAAACAGCAATTCCATCTGTTATTAGTAGTCCAGGTTATCCTGGTTTATACGATTTAACAAATCCACTAGGTTGGTATAGCTGGAAAATAGTAATAAAACAACAAGAACAAGATTATTACAATGTTTACTTACCTTCTATATTAAATGCCTACCCAAATAATGCTGATAAAGAGCTAAATAAAACAGCTCATATATCTTTGTTTTCTGACAATATAAACAAAGTTCCTAAAGACTTAACAGATGTTGGTCCTGAAGCTAAAGAATTTAGAAGTTCTGTTAATTTGTTTGGTAGAGTTACTAACATTAACTTTAATACGAGCCCTGTAACTAATGGTAATGTTCAGTTTTACCCAACAACTACACCTGATTTTGTTAATACTATCGGAACGCAGAAAGATTTAAATATAGGATCTTCTTCGGTTATTTCTCAGGAAAGTGCAACAACAGTGGCTAGTGGTGATACTACAGGTACTTTAATTGCTGAAGGGAATTTTAGATCTGATTCTATTATTGGGCAAAGAGTTAGTGTTAGAGCTAATGACGGTACTGTTATATTTAACAATAGACAATTAACATATTATGTTGCTAAAGCTGGGGTTGGTGGTTCTCAAGATGCTGTAATCAAGTTTATTCCAGAATATACCAATAACACAGGTAGTTCTATAACCTTTGATCAAGTATCTTTAAATTCATCTCCTTTTTATAATGCTGAAAACAATCCGTTAATAGGTAGAATATCAACAATTCCTTCAGGATTCAACACTTCTCCATCTCCAAATATAGGTGAACCAGTTGACTTTAATGATAGTTCATCTTCTACCGATGACTCTTATTTCCCTATCAATCTAGCTGTTTACGAAACTAAACCAAGTTTTTCTAATTTAGAAATATTTTGGGAAACGCCTACTTCAGGCTTGATAAGCGTTTTAAATACTGAAATAACAACGGGAGATAGCGACACGCCTTATGGGTACTCTGATCCATCAATAGCTTGGTTTGAAAATGAAGGTGTTTCATCTTTCGTAACTAATAACATATACCCTATTGATTTTGACGGAAACAATATAGTTAGTCCAGATGCTTCTTTTGAATTAAACTCTGTTGTTGTAAATCCTGGAAACACGCCCGTAAACAACTTGTTTGAGCTATTTAATAATGGTAATGGTAGTTTTGTTATAAAAACAAAAAACAATCCAGGTGTTGAAAATGTTTACTATGGTCAAGATGAGGCTTTAGGATTTAATCAATATACTTTTACGGTTACTTGTATCGTAAACTACAGGACAATAACAGCTAGTTTTACCGGTGGTTTGTCTAATATAGTTCCTAGCTGGACTTTTAACATTATACCGGCAACAACTTTTAGCTGGGGTGATCTTGCCAATGTAAACAATAGCGGTCCTATTCAAGGTGATATGTATTATTTAGGTAGTTTATTGACATATGGTAACCTAAGAACTAATACTGAATTTACCGGTAACACCAATGGTAATCCTACTAATGGTTCTGTTATTAGTCCAAATAATTCTAATCAAACTAGAGAGCTTTCTATAAGTAATTTAACAGCTACGTTTGTCTCTGGTGATCAACAGAATTTTAATGGAGTTATACAGCCTGGCCCAGCAAGAATAGACAACGGGACTACTACTGGAGACTTAGATCCAAACGATAATTCAATAACTGGATTAGGTATATATATACACTATAGTTCTTTAGGAGCGCCACAAGGTGGTGGTGGTTCAACCGCTAAGTATGATATTAATTTTAAATTATACGATGGAGGTGGTCTTTTTACAGAGTACACCGTTAGAGCTGAGTTAGCTAATTAATAAAAATATATGTCAACTATAACAAAAGTATCTTATTACAACACTTTTTGGAATAAAAAAGTAGTAACGCAAGGCCCCGCTTCAGCACCAGGTTTAGTTTCTTATTGGCCTGGATTACCATGGAACCCAGCTGGATACCCAGTATATCCTAATGACATGACTATAGTAGCTAGTGATTATGAAAGAAACTGGATGATAGAAGAGTCTAGAATAGTAGGAGGTTATAATAACACTTCTACAGATCTAGGTGTTAGGGCTTATATAAATGAAGAAAAAATAAATCAAAGACATAGATTTAATAGCTTGATATATTCTGGAGTTTACAATGCTAATACAGGTGTTAATAGTACTAATGTGTTTAGTGTTTCTGAAAATATTAGCAAATCAATAGACCCTTCTTACGGTGAGATAAAAAGAACAGTATCTTACGACACGAATTTAATAATTTTACAAGAAAGCAAAGTAAGTCAAAGCTTAATTGATAAAGATACAATATACACTTCTGAAGATGGTACGGCAACAAACCCTCCTGGAACAGTACTAGGTCAAACAATTCCTTATGTTGGGGAGTTTGGAATTGGTAATAATCCTGAAAGTTTCGCTGACTTTGGAATGAGAAAGTATTTTGCAGATCCTTATAGAGGGTCTATTTTAAGACTTTCTAGAGATGGTTTAACAGAAATATCTCAAAATGGTATGACAGATTATTTTAGAGATGAACTTGAGAAATTATCTAATGAAGTTAAACCTTACGTGGTTGAAAACACTACTAACACCACTGGAACCGTTAATTCTATAGTTCCTGTAAGTGATCCTAAAGACATAGAAATAGGTATGAATGTAGAAATAAATAATCTTCAAACTAATTCTTTTGTTACCGACGTGTCTTATGTTTCGCCTTTTAGTATAACTCTTTCAAGTAATATAACTTTAACTGGAGTTAGTGATTTAAGATTTGTGACAAGAGTTAAAGATAAAATAGTAGGAGGTTGGGATATATATGATAGACAATATAGTTTATCTATGCAAAAGAAACCACAAAGTCCTAATGAAGAAATGGCTTATCAAACATTGTCTTTTGACGAGTCTGTTAAAGGTTGGACTAGTTTGTATACTTACAATCCATCAAACTCTTTTAGTTTAAAAAACTCTTATTATACAACTTTTAATGGTGGTTTATGGAAACATTATGATGAAAGTGTGATTAATAATAGAGGGACTTTTTACAATACTCATAATAGCTCTTTTGTTGATTTTATATTTAACACTTCTCCATCTGCTAAAAAAGTTTTTCAAACAGTGAATTATGAAGGAGATAATGGGTATCAAATTAATTATTTTAAGTCAGATTCGCAGCAGACAGATCCTGATATTCCACTAACTTCACCTTCAACTTACTTAACTAGTAATAGTTATCAAGATACTTCGGTTCAAGTTTATAGTTATGATCAAGGATTATATACTGATACTATAACTGGACAACCAAAAAGAGCTGGTTTTGATAGAAAAGAAAACTTATATGTTGCAAACTTAATAAATAATAGCTCTGCTAGACCTGATGAAGTTGTATTCGGCGTTTCTATGAGTGGTATAAAAGGGTATTTTGCTAGAGTAAAAATATCAACAGATAACTATACTAACGTTGGAGGTTTAAAAGAAATATGGTCTGTAGGTAGTAAATTTGTTCAATCATCTTAAAAATAAAAATATGTTATTAGAAATATTTCAAACAATTATAATAGAACCTACTCAAGGTGTTATACCTGCTTTAATGATTGCTGGTGTAGCAATGCAGGGTGTCAATGCTGCTTTTGCAATGGGATCTGCAAACGCTATGAATTCAAATATAGAATCATTAAATGATGATATAACAAATTTAGCTAATGCTAGACAAGAAATACCAGATTTTGGTGAAAATATTAAAGATTTATCAGGAGGATTAAAAAATCCATATGCTAGCTTAAGCGTTGCTACAGGGGCTGCTAAAATACAAATGGAGCAAACAGATATAGCTTTAGCAAATACATTAGATGCTATGCAGGCTGGAGGTATGGGCGCTGGTGGCGCAACTGCTTTAGCACAAGCCGCCTCTAGAAGTAAGCAAAATATAGCAGCTAATATAGAACAGCAAGAAGCTTCTAATGAAAAATTAAGAGCTCAAGGAGAGCAACAACTACAGCAGCAAATTATGGCTGAAAAAATAAGGGTACAACAAGGTCAATTAGCCGCGGATCAATTTGCTTTTAATGCTGTTGAAGAAAGAGAGAAAACAGATCTAGACAGAGCTCAAGCGCTACATGACAATGCTTTAGCTCAGCAAATGGAATACAAGAGCGCTGGTTTACAATCTATAGGAGCATTTACTGGAAGCATGGTAGAACTAGGCGGAACGTTAGGGTGATTAAAATAATAATAAAAATAAATTAAATGGGAACATATAGTCAACCAAGTTTAGTTTTAGATACTAGTTTTTCTAAAGCATCGAAAGCCATAAGTGATTCTACTTCTAAAGCTATAGCAGCTGTTCAAGCTCAGAAAAATAAAGAGCAACAAAAAGCTTTAAGTGATCAGAAGAAAAAAGAAAAAGAAGAAAAAGATAAAATACAGCAAGATTTATTATTAAATAAAGAGCAACAAGAAATTCAAAAAGAAGTTGATAAAAGTATTTTACTTACTAAAAAAGTTAAAAGTGGTGAGTTAAGGTTTGGTAAAGATGGTTATGGAGAAGAAGGTACTGTAGCTAATTTAACAATTGAACAGGGTGAAAAGTATAAAGAAATAAGAAGTAAAAATCTTCCACCTTTAGAACTTCAAGCAGAATTAACCGCAGCTGGACTAGATCAAGAAGTTTACAATGCTTTAGGAAATGAACCTGGAGAAGCCATTGATGACCAATTGTCTAATCAAATGATAGCTAATTTCTCTAGTTTAAAAGATCTTGATTATAAAAAAGAAGAATATTCACAAGTAAAGGAGATAATAAATATTGATAGAACTAAAGGTATACCTTTAATAGCTACATTATATAAGATTGGAGAACACACAAACCCTAACAACCCAGGTGGCCCTTGGACTGAAGATGGCTTACCATTACCACCTAAAAAAGGTAAAGATGGAGTTCCATTATACTTCACAAATGAAGATCAGTTTGATTTAAAGTTAAATATAGCTAAAGATTTAAGCTTTGGTGTAAACAAAGGCGCTTATAAATATATTAACCCAGGTGATGGTAGTGATCCTTTTGTTAGATACACCAAAAGTGATGGTTCAACTTTTAAGATGACTCAAGAAGAGCTTTCTAGATCAATAGAAAGAACAGGTGGAGCATTTATAGGAGTAACAGATGGTAAAAAATACAAAGAGTTTTTAGACGGGCACAAGGAAGGTAGCAACGTGGACTTTAAAGGAATTAATAAAACTTACAAAAAATCAATTGACGATGGAGGTGACTCTAAGGTTGTTACGATTCAAAAAATTAGAGATTTAGATAAAGCTAAAGAAAAATTAAGAAACTACGTAGATGAACAAATAGACTTAAACGGGTTAGGTACAACCTCTTATACTGGGAATATTGTTCAAAACAATTGGCAATTAATGGGTGGACCTTTAGAAGCCAAACCAGGTGATCCTAAGCCCACCGGGGGAGTTTACACTTTAGAAGATGTAAAAAACTCTTATCAGTGGAATAAAGACTCATATGCACAAAGAGAGAGAGCTAAAGAACTGCTTTATAATGACATGTATGCTAGGTTCATGGCTGAAGAAAATGTATCTTTTTCAAGATCTGACGTATCGTTAAGTAATACTATACAAAAACAAGATGCAAAAAATCTTCTTACTTCAGCTATATCTATACCAAGTTCACAAAGAAATTTTGCTAACAATTATTTTGGAACTCCAATTGGTCAAACTCAAGAAGGTGACATTAATGTAGGTTTAGAATCTATTTTAACAAATTATCCTAAGTTGAAAAAAGATAATTTCAAAGGTCAATTAGAGTTGTTAAACATGTATGGTAACGATAAGTATATGAGTGGAGCAGATTTAAGTTCTAATCAGGAAATAGTTGATGTAAATGGTAATCCAATAATGCTTAATAAATCCTCTTTATATATTAGAAGTGGAAACACTTATGTTCAAAGAAAAGATTTAGAGGCTAAAGATAACTTTATAAGAGAACTTAGAAAAGTTAGCGGAATGGCAACTCCTACAGTTTTAAAAGAATCAATGAAACTTTATAAAGGCAATCAGTCAGGAACTTCTACAAATGTAGATCCAAATCCTTTAATAAACCAGAACATTAGTGGTAACACACCAGTATCATCTGGCAATGCTAACAATGTAACTTTACCAACTGGAACTGGAACCACACCATAAATATTTAATATGATTGAAGAAGTACTTAGTGAAAATACACCAACTGAAGAAATAGTTGAGGAAGTGGGTGTTAATTCAGAAGAAAAAAACAATATTGAAGTTGAGACAGAGGAAGATACTGTTGAAAAAGAACCTGTAAAATATAAGTATAAAGGTGCTTCTTTTACTACCGATAAAATACAAGAAGCTGCAGATGTAGATGGATTAAGTATAGATGAGTATTTAGAAAGACACAAGGATATTATTAAAATACCACCTATAGAAGACGTTGACGTTAAAATATCTTTTGAAGACTTTAAATTAAAAAGTGAAGAAAAAATAGTACCTGAACTAAATTCTTTATATCCTAATTTTGTTTTCAAACAAGTTGAGCCAGGTAGTGATAGCTTTACTGTTATAAATAAAGAGACTGGAACAAATGAAACTATAAAGCTAGGAACTATATATAATACTAAGAGTAGAAGAAGTAGTGGAGATGTTAACATACCTATAGGTCAAGAAGGTTTAATAGAAGAAGATGCACTAAGTGAGAGTAAAAAAGCATACAATAGCTTTATTAACTTTATAAACGATAATCCTGAGTTTAACGAAGAGTCTAACTTAATATATAAAGCAACTGGCGAAGTTGGACTAGATGGAATTAGGTCAATAAAAATTGGCACATATGATGATCAACCAAAAATAAGACCAGTTGGCGAGAAGCCAACAGGTGATTTTAAAGGTGCGGGTGATGCTGTAAATCCTAGCAAAGAACAAGCGGTTAGTTTAATAACAGAGTTAGATATATTACAAAAAGATGCCTTTAGAAACCCTTGGAAATATGGTATTGGTAATGAAAATACACCAGGTAAAGAAAAGTTTACTTTAACCGCGGAAAACCATGATCAAATTAAAGCAAAATTAATTGATGAGTTAAGAACTAATACTGAGATAGGTATATATAAAAGCTCTTTTGACAACATGTATAATAACTTAATGGCAGAAAATAAAGTTTTTATAGAGCAAGAGTATGACGAAAATAGATCCATAAGTCTTTCAAGTATAGAAGTTGATGAAGATTTTAAAAGTAAAACAATAAGTAATTTTAATTCTAAATTAACACAGCAAGAATTAAAAAACCAAGAGTTAAGTATTAAGCAAGGTGATATATCAAAAGATATAAACATATTACAAAATAAAATTGATCAAGTTAATAAGAAAGAGTTAACAATTGAATATGATGAAGAAGCTAAAAAGAATGAATTAAAAGCTTTAGATTTACAGTTGTTTAATAAGCAAAGTAATTATCAAGTACTACAGCTTCAAAGAGAAGAGAATGCTACAACAACAACCAATATACCAGGTAGGTTTGGTGAGGACTTTGGTTCAGTAGAAGTTAAAACTACAGCCGGAGAATTAACTAAAAACTTTTTTAACGATAGAGGTTTTTCTGAAGCAAGTATAGATAAGTTGATTAACATAGCTGATGATGCACAATCTGGAATTGAAGATTCAATAAAATCAGAACAAGAGTCTAATCCTTTACTTACTCAAAGAGAAGCTATTGGTAATATATTCAATAAAGAAATAATAAATTTACAGACATTGCGTAAGCAAGGAAGTGAGTCTAAAATAAAATTAAAAATTCCTTCAGGCTTTGAAAGTGGTTATACTACTTTAAAAAATAATCTTAGAACTGCTGGTATCAATGTTGATAAAAATGGTGAAGTAGAAATATCTTTACTTAAGTTGAGACAATTAGGAATAGATCAAAGAGATTTTGAGGGCTTTTTTGACGAAATGCTTAACATGGCTAGCAAGCAAGATGTTGAAGCTATTAAAATATATAACGAAGAATATGATGAAGTAGAAACCTTAGCTAATGCTTATTGGAGCATGTATGCTGGGAACGTAGACATATCAGCTATAGAGAAAGATGGTTTTTTAAAGACTCTTGCAACTTCTACATTCGTAAGTACTTTAGAAAAGTTTGGATATAATGACAAAGAAGCTAAAAATATTGTATATTCAAAAGGAATGTCACCCCAAGACAGAATAGCTGCTATAAACTCAGCTATAGTAACAAGTGCTTATGAAGTAAAGTCATTGTCAGGTGTTGAAATAGAATTAACACCAGAGCAAAAAGAAGCTGTAAAAGTATCTGTAAGTAATCAAATAGCTCAAGGTATTGGTAGTTTCATTCCAGAAATGCCTTTACTAATGGGTGGTGGACAAGCTTTAAACGCTTTAGGTTGGAAAAAGTATTATAACGGCTTGAAAGGTATTAAGAAGTTTGTAATGGGTGCTATTGTTGAAGATATACAAATGCAAATAGCTTTAGATGCTGAGTACGGAACTGGCGCTGTTTTCTTTAGTGTTGGATCTCTTGGTAGAACAACAATAAAATGGGGTAAAAACTATAGAGCTCTTCAACCTGTTTTTCAAAAACTAATAGCATCTGGGCCATTAGGAGCTGTGTCTTCAGAAGTCGCAAGTGCAGTTAGTGCTGTTTCTGCAAGTATAAGAGGAGAGAAAAATTTTGAAACTTCAATAGAGGAACTTTATGGAAAGTTAGGTCCTCTTGAAGAAAGAATTATGGTTCAAACTGGTATATTTTCCGGATTTGGAGCTATGGGTCTTAAAGGGAACGATGTTATTCCTACAAGTAAAAAGATAGAGTTAAGAAATAAGCTTAATAAGAGGATAGAAGATGTTAGAAGAGGACCGACTAGACTGATTAATGGAGAAAAAGAAGCTCCTGGATTACTAAGAGATCTTAAGGATCTTAGCCCTAAAGAAAAAGAACAAGTAGAAAACTTAACATCTGGTGTAAATGAGTTACAAAACTTAATACAATATGAAATAGCTTATGTAGAACTAACTCCACCAAGTAGAGAAAAGTTTGAAAGCACAAATCCTGAAACAGTAAAAGAATATAAAAAAGAAGTTGAAGCTTTTAAAAACAATCTTACAAAAAGATACGTAGATCCTTGGGTTAAGGGCATACAAGCATTTAGTCCAGATTTTAAAGGCGTCAACGTTGTGGTTGGTAGAGGAGCTAGATTTAGAAAAAATAATTTTAGAAAAAGTAAATCTACTGCTGAGTTTGATCCTAATACAAACACTATAACTATAGACATGGATCTTTATACGCCAGGAAAAGAAATACATGAGTTAACTCATTTACTTCAAAAAGAGTACTATAAAAAAAATCCAGCAGCGCTTGAAAATTTAGCAAAAGACGGTATGTCTCAATTTTATGATTACCAGTTTGGAGAGTTTAGTGGTAAAGAATTAGAACAAAGAATTATAGATAAATATAATATAAATACAAACGCTCCAGAAGGTAAAAAATTATTAGCAGAAGAATATTTATCTTTTATGGGTGAGTATTTAAGTAGTCCAGAAGCTTATTATACAAATCCTGCCTTGGCTTCTAGTCTTTTAAATGAAATAAAGTTAGAAATTAAAGACATATTAATTCAAACTGGAGTAAAAAGTCCATTACCTAAAACAGCTAAAGATGTAGTTGAAAATATAGGTATATTATCTAGGAAAGGAATTAGAGGACAAGGAGGAGCTGAAAGTCTTGTATCTGAGCTTATGGGTTTTACCGATAAAAAAAGTATTCCAGATGTTGATATAGATAACTTAAGTAATGCAGAAGCTAATAGAAAAGCTGATAAAGCTAATATTGAAAAAGAAATTAAATCTTCTTTAGATTTAGAAGGTACAGTAGTTAAGAAAACTACAAAAGAAATAGTTGAAGATAATAGAAAATTAAGAGCTGAAATACTTAAAAATCCAGACGGTAAACCGAATAGAAAACAAAGAGATCAAATAGTTGACAATAATAAAAATTTAATATATAATTCATTAAATAAATATGAAACAATTACTGGATTTAAATTGTCAAAAGATATAAAAGAAGAAGCTGCTTTTGAATTACAATTAAAACTCTATGAATACGCTGAGAGATACGACGCTAATAAAAACGATGTTGGCGCTTATTTAAACATGGGATTCACAAAACAGGTTGTAAATACATTAAAAAAAGTAGGATCATTTGATAGAGAGATTAGTGAGTCAGACTTAGGGGACGGAGAATCAGGAGGTTTAGAAAATCTTGTTGATCAAACTTTTAGTACCAGTGGAGACGTTAGTTCTATACCGGAAAAATTTATTGATCCAGCTACAGGAAAACTTGATGTTACCACAGTGTTGCAAGAGCCAGAAGCATCAGCTAGGCTTTTAGATAATAGAATTGAAGATTCAAATTTAATTATAGAAAGTTATAAAACAACTCCTGACTTATCTAACATAAGTAAAGATTTTGGAGTTAAAGACGGTAAAATTAATAATGAAGATGGAACTTTTAAAGGTAAAACCTCAACTAGATTATCTCAGAAAGAAGTGACTTCCGCTCAACAGTATATTGTAGATAATGCTGAAATGCTTTATCAACTTTTACCTGATGGTAAAACCACTAAGACAGCTAAAGAATCTTTAAAAGAAACTTCTACTGGCGTTCAAAAAGTTTTATTAGACGCTTTTTACAAACAAGGAGATAGGGTAAGTACAGGAGCAGGATTAAAAGGTCAAGAAAAACTACCATTTAATAGAAGTAAATTTCTAGAATATTTTGGTATAAAAGAAGATGGTTCTTTTGAAACTTTAAAAGAAAACGGAAAGATTGATCAAAGAATAAAAGCATTAATACATCAAGATGGAAAAGCTGTAACTAACGCTCAGATAAGAAAAATAAAAGAATTAACAGCTAACGAAATAGAAGATTTAAAATCTGGTAAGTCTGAAAACTTAGCTTCCATGAGTTTAAACGATGTAGATTTTTTAGAAGAAGTAGTTGAGAAATTAAATTCAGGAGAAAAATTAACACCAAAAGATATTAAAGCTCTAGCTGCTCAAAGAAACGCTAGTGACTTTATTACTAAATTGTCTCTTACTACTACTGACGAACAAAAGAAAGCTGTAGTTAGCCACTTGCAAAAATTTGTAGTTGATCCAAAAATAAAAATTGAAAGAGAGAAACAAGCTAGACGAGAGGACATGACTCTTGAAGAAATAGAAAAAGAAGAAGAGCTAAGCATATCTAGATGGAGCAAAGCATTACCTGGTTTAAGAAAGCTATCTGGCTTTAAAGATTTACAACCAATAGCCCCTGGTACTAGAAGTAAAAACGTAACTAGTGCAGAAAATAGAGATAGAACTATAAAAAGTTTTAATAAAATTCTTAAAAAGTTTCCTGAATTATTAGAAAATGATAATTTTTCAAAGTATGTAAGAAATACTTTTGGAGAAGGTTCGTTGAAAACTTTTGGTCTTAAAAAATATAAAGGAAAAAAAGGAGATGCTGAATACTTTGGTATAGCTGAATTTAAAGATGTGTTTGGTAAAATTGAAAGCAAAGGTGAAAGACTAGATTTTATGGATGATGTTTTCATGGTTAACTATAGCGAAACAGGTTTTAAGAAAAAATGGGAAAAAGAAATTGAAGCTGCTAAGGTTAGGTTTCCTCTTTGGGAATCTTCTCAAGGAGAGCAGTATAAAAGTTATTTAACTTCTTTTGGTAGAGATCAATTAAGCAATCCTAAATTAGTGGATGCTAATGGTAAATTATTACCTGATGCTTATGAAAGAACTATGGATGCTAATAGAGAAGCTATAAAGTATACTTACGAAAAACTATCAGAAGTTTATAAAGAAAGCCCTACAAAAGAAACATTAGAAGATATAATAACTTTTCTTCAAATACAAACAGGTCAAGCCACAGGTATAATTAAAGGTCTTGCACCTATGGAGTATCTATCTTTAATTGGAGAAGCTACAAGACCTGGAGGTAAAAGATTTCATAATGAGCATAATAAAGACTTATTTATATATAATACAGAATTTGTTAATTTACTTTTAAAATCTAAAAATAAAATTGGAAATAAAAAGTTCATGAAAGAACTAGAAAATATTACCAATAGTGTTTCACAATCTTTAACTTCTGATGCTGATAGAGCAGTAAAGGATGATCCTAAATACGGAGGAACTGGTGGTTCAATAGATCCTATAATTAATGACGAATTATTAACTACTTTTTTGAATCCAGGATCTCCTTCAAGAACTTTATCTTTACGTGATTTTTCTGGTAAAAATGTAAATACAATTGCTAAAATATTATTAAAAAGATATGGTAAAAAAGAAGCTGAAAATATTCTTACTAAATTTCCACCAAGTAAAGCAAAAGTAGAAGTAGAACAACAAATAGAATATCCTAGAACAGAGGTAGTTAAAAATAATGTAGAAGTTCTTAAAGAAGCTTCTATGTCTAGTAAAGATTTAAATCAAACTCAAGTTGTAAATACATTGAAGACTAGGGACAAAGCTATATCTAATGCTAGAGTTAGAAACAAGACAGTGAAAAAAGCTAGAGTATTTGACTTTGATGATACAGTTGCTAGAACAAATAGTAAAGTTTTCGCTGAAAAAGATGGTGAAAGAAAAGTTTTAACAGCTGAAGAATTTGCTAAGCAAGGCAAGGGGCTAGTTGATGCTGGTTGGAAAATGGATTTTTCCGACTTTAATAGAGTTGTTGAAGGTAAGAAAGGACCTTTGTTTGAACTGATGAAAAAGATTAAAGAATCAGCAGGCGATAGAGATATGTTTATATTAACTGCTAGAGCTCCTGAATCTGCTCCAGCTATTAAAGAGTTTTTAGATGTTATGGGTATTGAAATACCTTTAGAAAATATAACTGGATTAGGTAATTCTACAGGTGAGGCTAAAGCTGATTGGCTAGTTAACAAAGCAGCTGAAGGTTATAATGATTTTTACTTTGCAGATGATGCGCCTCAAAATGTTAAAGCAGTTAGAGACGCTTTAGAAGTTTTAGATGTTAAATCAAAAACTCAACAAGCATATGCTTCTCAAGACTTATCAGCTGAGTTTAATAAAAACATAGAAGAATCTACAGGAATTGGAGCTGAAAAAGTTTTTTCTGATATAAAAGCAGAAATTAGAGGTAATAAAGCAAGAAAACAAAAGTTTTTTATACCTCCATCTGCTGAAGATTTCACTGGTTTATTATATACTACTCTAGGAAAAGGTAAAAAGGGAGAGGCTCACATGAAGTTTTACCAAGACAATTTATTAAATCCATATAGTAGAGCTATGGAAAATCTATCTACTGACAGAGTTAATCTAATGGATGATTTTAAAGCTTTAAAAAAGCAGCTAGATGTTCCTAAAGACTTAAGACTTAAAACAGAGTCAGGGTTTACAAATGAGCAAGCTGTAAGAACGTATCTTTGGAACAAAACAGGTCAAGAAATACCTGGTATTTCTAAAACAGATTTAAAAGAGTTAAATGATATAGTATCTGAAAGCCCAAAACTACAAGCTTTTGCAGATCAAATTTTAAGTATAACAAAAGGTGACGGTTACTCTAAACCTGGTAAAAACTGGGCTGTAGGAACTATAACCACTGATTTAATGGATTTATTAAATACAGATAAAAGAAGTAAGTATTTACAAGATTTTAATCAAAACAAAGATCTTATATTTTCTAAAGATAATTTAAATAAGTTAGAAGCTGCTTATGGTAAAAAATATAGGTTAGCTTTGGAAAACTCTTTAACTAGAATGAATTCTGGTAGCAATAGAGTTTCAGGTGGAAATAAATTAAGTAATGATGTTTTAGATTACATAAACAACTCTACAGCAGTTACAATGTTTTTAAATACAAGATCAGCTTTATTGCAAACAATATCTTCTGCTAATTACATTAATTGGAGTTTTAACAACCCAGCTAAAGCAGGTGCAGCATTTGCAAATCAACCTCAATATTGGAAAGATTTTACAAAGCTAATAAATTCAGACTATTTAAAAGATAGACGTAATGGGCTTAAGCTTAATATAAACGAATCTGAAATAGCTGACGCAGCTAAAACCTCTAAGAACAAAGCAAAAGCAGCTTTAAACTATATTTTAGAAAAAGGATACGCACCAACTAAGTATGCTGATAGCTTTGCTATAGCTTCTGGAGGAGCTTTGTTTTACAGAAATAGAATTAAAGATCTAATCAAGAAAGAAGGCAAAACAGAAAAAGAAGCTGAGGAAATAGCAATGAAAGAATGGAGAGACGTTTCTGAATTATCTCAGCAATCTTCTGATCCTAGTAAAATATCCCAACAACAGTCAACTGATTTAGGTAGGGTTATTCTTCAATACGTTAATACTCCTATGCAGTATGCTCGTATGCAAAAAAGAGATATTCAAGACATTGCTAATAAAAGAAGAATACCTGGCAAAACTTTAGCTGAAAGTAACAGGATTAGAGTTTCTAGAATAGCTTATTACGGTTTTTTACAAAATATGATGTTTAATGGGTTGCAGCAAGGTGCTTTTGCATTAGGCTTTGGAGACGATGAAAGCGAAATGTCAACTAAACAAATAGAAGCAAGTGATAAGGATAAGGATAAGAAGTTATTTAAAGTAGCTAATGGAATGATTGATTCTCAACTAAGAGGCTTAGGACTAGGTGGAGTAACACTGCAAGTAATAAAGAATTTAGGTATAGATATATATGATAGATCTAAAAAAGATAATCCTGAATACTCAGAAGCTTATAAGAAATTGTTAGATTTTTCACCTTCAATAAAAAGTAAATTAACTAGGTTTCAAAGTGCTGCATATCCATTTGATAGTAAAAAGCGAAAAGAAGAAGTGTTTGAAAAAGGATTTAGCTTAGATAATCCAGCTTATGAATCTGCAGCTAAAGTTATAACAGCTACAACAAACTTTCCTTTAGATAGAATGTATAGAAAAGTAGAAAATTTAAAAGCCGCGGCTGAAGCTGATACGGAAGCTTGGCAAGCTGTAGCTTTATTATTAGGTTGGCCAGCTTGGCAAATTAAAAATCAAGAAAAAATACAACCTCCTAAATCTAGAAAAATAAAAATAAGATCCGGAGTTAAAGCTAAAAGTGGTAAAAAGAAAATAGTAATTAGATAGGGACAATAAAAATACTGGGCACCATACCCAAAGTTCCTGTAACCAAAAAGGGGAAGTCGTAAATGACCTCCCCTTTTATTATTTTAATCCTTGCAGTATTCGCAAGTACCGCCTAGACATAGTCCGCACATAACTTTACATTTTAAAATCTATAACTTAAACCAAACGCAACAAAGAATCCTCCAGTAGCTATTGCCATTGTATTAGGATTCATATTAAATCTCGGCGCGTTCTTGTGATGTACCATATAACCGGTCCCAGCTGTCATCATGCTAAGACCGGCAATTATTGTTAACTTTTTCATGTTATCTCACATGCTCCTCCTGCACAAGCTAATTCACCTGAAAGATCCGTTTCATCTTCAACTTCTACAATGTTGCTGAGATCAACTTCCTTTAAATGTTTCATAGCCATATCATAATATACTTTACCTATATCTTCAAAAGGTGCTTGAGTATAAGTGCCACCATCATAAGGTAATACAGATAAACCATTGTAATGTTCTCTGTTGTTCCACATCCATTCACCTGCTTTATCCCATTCATCTTGTTTAAGACTTACAGTTGCGGATACATTATGAGTGTTAGATCCTTTTCTATGACCAGGCTTAACCCATTCATTAGCAACTTTCTTTATACGTTCAAGTAAATCAAACGGTGATTCAGTTCTTATAATAGAACCTTTAGGTGCTTTTTGAGGTATACTAATTACTGCAGTATCATGAGGTCTGAAAAATTCATCTTCAACTAACTCAGGATGATTTTCTGATAAATACTTATACATAGATTCGTTTTTACCAACTCTGATCCTACGTGTATAATAATTAGCATGCCATGCATGAATACCAGATGAAGTTCCTAATGCCAGAGATGTCGTCCCAGCAGGCTTCACGGTTGTACATCTTGCAGCTGGATTAATACCAATGGCTTTCGCCGTCTTTGTATTCTCTCTTTTTACTATATTTGCAGCGGCCGTCATATCCAACTGCAGCACAGCGGCACTCCCGATCCCCGTCATTGATACACCGATAAGGGCGTCCTTCTCTGTCGTTTCTCTCCATACGTCTCTTAAATAATGAAAGTCAGTATAACCAGCTTGTAGTGTACCTATAAAGCTTGCTTTTCTAACTCTATCGTTAAAATCTTCTTGTGATTCAAGATCACTAGCATTTACCTCACATAAGTTACAAAACTGAAAAGGTCTTAATGCTATTTCACAACAAGGGTTTGTTCCCCAGTCTTTATCATTGTTAAAATATATACCAGGCTCACCTGATCCTGATAGCTCTACACGTTTCCACAGATCCATAAAAAACTCTTGAGTTACTTTATGTCTCATTAATACAGCTGAATTATTAGCTCTACCTCTTTGTGGATTAGTTTCCCACCAATTACCAGACTTAGCACTAATCATTTCACTGTCTTCAGCAGAAAACAAACTAATTAAAGCAGCACGTCTAATACCACCAGCTAAAACAGCATCGGCAATATGACATACAACATCATGAGCTTCTAATGTAGTGAGTGGTGTACCATCATCTTTAGCATCAAGTATACCTTTAATTTTTAGTATACACTCTTTTAGAGGTTGTGGTCCTGGAGCTTTACCACCAGACGTTACTAATTGAGCTCCCTTTGGTCTAATATCAGAAAAATCAAACTGTATGCTAGATGATCTCTTTTCGCCCATATAAGACTTCATAAGAACCTTAATAGCATCAGCCCAACCTTCAATACTATCACCAATTAAAAACCTTCTTATTCTTTTCTTGTAAGGTTTATTAACAGGTGGCATTTTCTTAACGTGGTGATTCTGTACTGAATAACCTACACCAGTTCCACCAAGCAGGAGAAACATAGTTTCGTGGAAGCTATCAATATGATCAATAGGTAGATAAGCGCAATTATACACGCGGTTAGGGCTAATTTCAATCGGTTTTCCTCCGAACTGAAGTGATCGCATAGACGGTAATATCTTTTTGCTATATACACTTTTGTATGCTTCCTCAATCTCATCTTTTAATTTTGGGTATTTTTTTATATGCATGTTTTTATTTCTTGTAACTAATTCATCCCAGGTTTCTCTACGATTTAATTCAGGTACAAATTTAGCGTACTTCATGTACACTGTTATATCACTTAGTATCTTGTTGCTTAACTCCATCTTGTTTTTCTTTTTCTATTTTTTCAGCTTCTTTTTTTAAGAACTCTATAGCTCTATCGTAGCCTGGTATTAATTTTACAGTTTCTAAAGTACCTATTGCAGTAGTACTAAGTATATTCATTTCATTTATCATTTGTTGCACAACTCTTGTTAATGCCGCAATTTTATTTTGCATCTCTAGCAAAGTACTTTCTTTCATATTTTATTAGTTCTTTATATTTTAAATATCCTTTTTGTTCTATACTCCAGTCTATAAACTTCTGAAGTTGTCGTTCAGCATACTTCCTTCTTGCTAGGTCTTTCTTTTCGAAAGAATTAAGTTCACGGTTTCTTCGCATTCCTTTTGGTTTTGAGGTTTATATAATGTAATGTTCGGTAAGTGTTTATGTACGTAAGCTTTAAATAACTTCCAGCGTATGGGAAAAGATTCATTAGCACGTCCCTTACATTCAATAATAAAGTCACTTCCGATAAAATCTGGAGTATACTTAATGTTAAGTATTTTTTTATTTCCTCTATTACGGTATTCACCTTTACCATTACCTTGTCGTTCATAAGCTTCTTGTTCGAAGTTAAAAGAAGGGACAAGCTCGTAAGTTTGTCCCTCATATTGTGCCTTCAGTTTAGCTTTTTTAAGAGCTATATACATATGCTTCTCAAGCCCTGATGCAAATTGTATTCCATCATGCTTAGTTTTTTTAGATCTTACCGGACCTTTCTTGCGGCTAAACCGGCGCGATCTTGTCATCCCAGTCTAGCTGTGCTGTTGATATTGCTCTTTCAAGATCCATCTGACCAGCATCACTAGGATGCGGTGGTCTGAAACTAGCTTTATTAGCCTCAGCTATAGCTTCATCAGCTAATTTATCAGCAAACTCTTCTTTAGCAGCTTGAATATAAAGAATAGCATCCATAAGCTCTTCTTGTATATCATTTAAATAGCCACCAAGATCTTTATGCTTACCAGTTCTTTCATCGTGTAATGTTCTGCCATACTTAGCGTAGCCAACATCTGATCTCGTAACGAACTTATCGCAGACTCTTTCTACAACAGGATCTCTGAATAATATAGTCTTACTTTTCATCTTTAACAAATGTTCCGTTAACCATCTTACCAGTTCTTTTAGATATAACCTTGTACGCAGCATCGATACAGTCTTCAATAGTTGTGCCACCAAGATGAGCTAGATTTGTAAGCACTACAACCATATCACCTATAGCATCTACAAACTCTTCATTATCATTTTTAAGTATAGCTCTACCTAGTTCACCAGATTCTTCCATTAGCTTACAGAACTGAGTTTTAGTATCGCCTTTAGTATAAAGACCTCTTTCACCAGCCCAGTCTCTTATAAGCTGGAACCTGTTGTCAGTCTTCATATACTCCATAGAACCATTTAGCGTAGCTCTTTTATTTAAAGTATCATAGTAAGCTTGGTAAGCATCTTCACCAAAAGGAAACTTAGGCGTGTTAAAGTACTTAGCAAAAGCTTTATTGTATACATAACATCTTTCTGTAGTATACATAGATGTCTTTACATTTTCCATTATCCATTTAATGGTATCCATATTAATCTCAAACTTACCGTGAGATGTTACCCATGACTTGCCCATGTCATCCATGAGTCTTCCTTTTAGTTTAGATACTGGTACTGGAAATGTTGAGGTTTGTTCGGTTGCGTTTATATTCATTGGTTTTGGTTTTATTTTATTTATATATAAATCTTTGTATTTTTGTCTATCAACCCTATAGCCGTAAGACTGTTGAAGTTCTAACTCGCGGTCGGATATATAATTTATATCTGTACTTTGTTCTAGAACTTCTACTTCGTCTAAGCTGTAACCCTGTTGGTCAACAACTCTGGATATAAGATCACGTGTAACACCTATTTTTTTACCCGGTATGTGGTATAAATAATAATTTATTTTATCCATATATTCTAGCCCTTTCTGTTAATGTATTTTTTTCAGGTAGCTGATCATCATAGATGTGTAAATTATGTGCAAAGTGGTAATAAGTACCCATTGCATATCCTGTTCTCTCTGACACTAGTTCTTGTAGTTTACTGAAACAATACTGATCAATACAGAAACCAAACCAGAGATCATTAGATCGCATAGTGACGCACATATTTAATTTATTATTAACAACTGTAAACTGTACAGCGTATGTGCATGGTGTATCATATTTATATTTAGATATTTCTTTACCATCATATATAGATACGGTAGCTCTTCTAGTTTTAGGATTATCTTTTAACATAGCTACAACTCTGTCTAGCTGATAACCTCTTTCCCATTGGTAACCATAATTAGAATTAACATTACCATTACCATCAGACATATCCTGCCATATCTTAGGTATCTTACCATATAGTTCACCAAGCTTTGCTGTTGATCTATTACCTGATAAGTACCATTGCCATTCAGCTTCTGCATATTCAACGTTGAAGTTTCTAGCTTCATTAGTTATCATGCGATCTGCAGGATTTTCAATAGTAAAACCTTGGTTAAACATGGTCATAGTATTATCAAATCTTTCTCCTTCGTATGGTATTACACCATAATAGAAGTTAAAAGCTTCATCTGCATTTTTAAATTTATTTTCTATCATTTACGTTTATTATAATAATGCCTATACATTTCAAATAATTTAGGCAGTATTTCATGTTTTCTATATTCTCCTGGGCTAATCATTTCTTTATTATTAGCTACAATACGTATTTTCCAAGCAGCGTTGTCAAAGCCAGGTCCTGCTGCTAGCATACCTATTTTAACACCGTGTTTTATACACCAAGAATAGGCTTCTTTATCTTCTTTTGTTTGCCTATACTCATCTAGCTTAACTGTTTTTGCCATACTTTATATTTTATATTAAATTTATCTAGTATAGCTTTATATATTCCTACAGTTTCTTCTACATATGTTTCATAGTCAATTCCATTAGCTGTTATAACATGCTTTATATTATAATCTACTGGTTTAGGCATTAGTCCCATGGCATCTTCTCATCTATTTCAGGCATTTCGTGTGGTACGAAGCAGCCAGACTTTGGTTCCCAAGTAAAGTGAGCCTCAGCTCCATTAATGCCTAAGTTTTGAAACTTACATTTTAATACTTTAACTTTAGTAGTCTTAGCATCGTAGTCTCTATGTACTAATAAACCGTGGTAACTAGCATCATACCATTCACCACCACCTTTTATATTATACATCGTAGGCTCTTCAATCTTACCATCTTGCCCTTTGTACATCTTAGTTGGGTGAGCTACAATAAATACTAACACATCATACTTCTTTGCAAAAGTCTCGATCTTAGTTAGATATTCCATTGTGTAACGGTTAACATCCTCTGTTTGGCAATCAGTGTCTCTAACTTTATTATATGGATCAATAACAAGGCATTTAATACCTTTACGTTTAACTAGCTCAGCGCCTTTACGTAATACTGATTCTAATGTATAACGTTCCATATCAATAAAGAAGAAGTTATCATTAACATGATTAGCTACTTGATTCCATTTATCACCACCAATATCACCTTTATCAGGCATATCACCCCATACTTTACGCATTAATTTATGTGCATGTAAATATGTTGGTGCATTTTCAGGAGATGCAAACGCTGTCTTCCAGCTATATTCTCTATTGTAACCTACAACCATTTGATCTACAAAGTCTGACTTACCTGAACTAGGAACACCTGTCACAGTTATAAACTGCTTAGTGTATGTAGAAAAGATGTTATCAAAGTTATGTAAACCAATTTGAAAACCACGTTTAAAACCATTACGAACAAAGTCTGTAACTTCATCTTCAATATCTCTAAATGTTGTAACGTTTTCAAGAGGTACAGGATGTGCTGTATCAATACGTGACATTAGCTCCTTAGTACCGTGCTTAGTTAAGTACTCATTAGCATCTTTGCAATCATCAAACGTAGTTATATAACATACCTCAGCACCAAGCCTACGTATAAGCTCTGCTTGTAAAGCTAAACCAGGTGGATCATCATCAACTGCAATGATTATCTTTTTCTTATCTTCAAAGTAATCAATACAGTTATCTAGATAATCTAGGTTGTTTGTATTTAATGTAGCACCGTTTGGCACTGACACAACTGGAGTGTAACCAGCTTCGTGTATAGCAAGTACATCCATTTCGCCTTCAACTATAACACAGGTGTCATGACCAACAACACTGTCTATATTGTAAAATACTTTTTCAGCTCCTTTATATAGCTTAAAGTTTTTACGACCATCTCTATATTTAACATTAGTTAGGTTTCCACCTACATAATAATTAAACTGAATAGTATTCTCGGGTTTACCGGTCTGTGGCATAAACTCTTTACCTTCACCTACACCAACCTCATCTAAGGTTTGTTTAGATATTCCCCTTGTTTTAAACCAATCAACCACTTTAGATTCAACTGGCCTATGTTTAACTTCAGGTATTACATACTCACGCTCAGCTCTGCCTTTACGTTTGAATGTATGTAACTGGAAAGATTTGTCACAGTTATGGCAAGTACCGATACCACGCTCCCAATCATAAGAAGAGCATTTAGCTTTCTTATTTTCAGGTTTCCTAGAAGACGAACACAGGGGACAAATCCCCTGCGTTTTTCCTACTTCTAAGCCGTGCTGATTAAAAGACTCAATTAAGAATCCATTTATTTCTTTATCTTCGACTTGCATTTATTTGATTTAATTAAAATGGTAGATCTGGATCAGCAGCTACCGCTTGTGGTTTATTGTTTTGTGGTTGAGCAGCTAAGTTACTATCGTATGGTACTTTTTCAGGGAATGTTCCGTTAGTCCATAAGACTTTAACATTACCTAAATATACCTTAGCTGTTTTAGCTTCTCTTTCTTCTTTTGTTTGTTCTATACACACAGGACCTTGATTGCCAAACTGGTCTGGCTCATCGTTTACTGTAATCGTAATAGGTAGGTATTTACCTTTCTTGCCTGTGATTATCTTTGATTTATCAATTGCATTTAAATTGATACTTGCTTTTATTATTCCTGCCATTTTATAGGGTTTTATTTATGAAGTAATTGTTAGGATCGAAATCCTTATTTTTAAAGAACAGATCATATATTTCTGATGCTTTTTCAACCTTATCAGAACCTGTCTGATAGAAGTTGTCTGAGCAGTCATAGATACCGATCTGACCTGTGTTCTTATCTATAGCCATGAATAACATATCATAGCCAAATAAGTTCTTATATACGAAAGCTTGTGAATCGTAGTTATATTTCTTTGCTGACCAATGAAACTTCTCTAAGTCTGCAGTTGTCTTTAAATCAATAACTAATTTTTCATTATGATTAACAATATCAGCTTTACCTTTCCACCAGTTGCCTGCCATTTCACAGACGCCTGGTACTTCGAAATCATTACCTTCTGAGTGTATAAGATCTCTGCAAACTTTATTATTCATCATCTTCTCAACTAATGCTTCTACTTTATCAACTTCATGTTGTAACAAGCAAACTTCGCCATTAGTTATTTCTTTATAAGCTTTCGTATTACGTGAGCTAGCTTCTACTATTTTAAAGTTCTTGATCTTATCTGGTTCAAGAATAGCAGTATGAAAATAGCCTCCTATAAGAAAATGAGGAAACTGTTCAGATGGCTTTTTAAAGTCTAATGGATTAGTCATCAGTGTTCTTATATCTGAATTAGATATAAAATTCCTGCCAAACTCACCATAATAATGCTCATCGTTCTTCAGCTTCTCTAGTATTTCTTTTGTATCTTTCATAATGTAGCTAATTCTTTCTCTTGCTCTTTTGTTAAACTATATTTAGATTTTATAGCGTCTAACTTACCACCGCTTTTAACATAGTCTTTAGCTTTAGATAATTGTTGCGCTGATATAATCGCTTTTTCAGTAATAGTTTGTTTTTTACCGTGTGTATTTGTAGCATCTGAATCTTGAGTATCATCAATCAAGAACAAATTACCTAGTGCATATTTCTTACCATAAGAACTAGCTGCACCATATCTTTGTGGCATTTGCATACCTTTCTGATCTAAATCAACACCAACTACAGCTCTAGATTTAATATCGTTTTTACCATCAGATAAAGACGCAGTTACCTGCATCACCGGAGGGTCAAAAGATATTAGTTCTTCATCAACTGTAACAGTTACATCTAACTCCTTTAAAAAGGGTTTTGTAGCTTCTAGGATGTCTTCAGCAGACCTGAAATAGTACTTGCCGAAAGAGTTAAATCTTGATTTCTTTGATTTAAACTCTGTTTGAATTTTGGTTAATTTTTGGTTTATTGTCATATATATATAATTACATATTTATTTATTAATTTACAGATAATCAAGCACTTGCGAGTGATCTACATTATCTATTAACTTGTTTACTGCTTGCTTTTTTAGCTCTGATACTCTTACGTATGCAGACACACCTTTAATCTCTAAACCTGCTGCTATATCATTAGCAGACCATTTCTTACCATCAAGGCCATAGCTCTTGTTTAAAACAAATACTTCATCAGAAGTTAAATGTTTGTTTAACAAACTTAATATATAAGCATTAAGCAGTATTTCATTGTAAGGATCTGATTTATCAGGTATTTGATAAACCATATTCTCATCTGATGGATTAGCATCGATACTTAAGAATATGCTATTAAAAAACATAGCAACCATCTTTTTATCTTTACCTCCATCTTTACGCATTTCATTTAGCTTGTGTTCAGGTATGCGCATTGTACCTCTGTTTCTATCTATCTCTCTACGTATTCCACCACGTATTCTTTTAGCTAAAAAAGATTTTAAAGTCTTTTCAATGTCTTCAGACTCTATTAACCTTGTTCTATCTATTTTATCTACAGCTTTACAAAGTTGTAAGCTACCTTCTTGTATTATATCATTAATAGACATAACACCCGACGCTTCTTGTGAAGTTGCAAACTTCCTAGCTATATTCTCTACTAAAGGTAAAAATATTATTTTAAGTTCTCTTGGAGTATAATCAATAAATCTTTTACTTTTTATATTCTCAATAGATATTTTAATATCTTCCTTGTACCTTACGTAGTTTTTTACATTATATTTTTTCATGTTGTCTATTTAATAACTCTTTTTCTCTTTTAAGTTCTTCACCCATGTTTCTATGTATTGTTCTAGCTGTGCAATTTAAAAGCTTAGCTAATTTATTAATTGTAATTTTACCTTGCTCATGCGTGTATAGCATTGCATCGTAAATATCGTCTTCATTAACACTTTTACCTTTACCAGCTATAGTACCTACAATACTTAGTTTCTCACTAGTACTTAAACCAGTACCATCTTTAAATACTATTTTACGTAATCTATTTTTAGGTGGTTGATCAAGATCTTCCATATAGACTTCATAAATCATATTGTTTAATATCTGTTCAGGAACTTCGAAAGTTATAAAGCAATTGTTTTCATAACATATATACTCAGATAAATTTCTAAACTCATCCATTGTTAATTTAGGATTTAAATACCATAAAGTTAATAGATGCCATTTTAATGACTTGTAACTATTAATTTTAGCCTTGGTATTAAACAATGAGTAATACCCATAAGTACCATCAGCATAATACCAACCCCAGTCGTAACTCGCTGTTGGATTGTCTGAAGAGTACTTACGGTACACTATCCTATTATTATTTAGATATGTTAAGTTACGGTGTGACATTAGCCCCTTACTCTATATCCTTAGACCCTAATGTCCCACTTTTTATCTGAGCCTCCAATGTTTTGAAGACCATATCTTCTGCTTCGATGTATTCTTGAAAAGAATTGAAAATTCTATTTGAAATATTCATAATGTTGTTTGTATTTTAATAATTTATCTCTTTTTGTATCATCGACGTAACCTGTTTTAATTGCCTCATTACATATTTCCATTTGTAATTCAGCCATTCTTTTTGCTACGTATCTTTTATGCCGGAAGCACCGGCGCTTGCTTATAAATTTTCTCATCTTTGTTCGCTACGTTATGTTTTTCTCCTATATAATAGTTCCAATAAGCTTTTACACTACATTCATCTTTAAATTCATCAGGCATACACTGAGGTGGTTGTTTAAAGCCATTATAATCTATACCAAATGGCTCTATTTTTAAAGCATCTTCACATTTAGTTATACTTAAATGCTTTTTATTATACCTTTTTGTATATTCTTCACCTAGCCCTATCATATGATCATATAACCAAAAGTAATGATCTATACTTTCTCTAACCCATTTAGTTGATGGGTGATTGTAATGAGCTTTTTTATAAGGTACATTTGCATTTTCATTGAAATGATGATGCGCTGTACAAAGCATTTGGGCTGATTCTAAGATCATTTTAACAACGTGTTTATTGTATTGTACCTTAGCAGCTACAACTGGATCTCTATGTAAATAAAATATATTCATCGTTCCCAGCTGTATTTAGTTTTATCTCTTATTTTATTTAGCTTATCAATTAGTTTGTAAGCAACGTCTTCACTGATCTCATCAGCATAAAACATATCATATATTAATCTTCTCATAATTCAGGGTATTCGTCTCTGCATTTGTCGCATATATCACAAAAAGTGTGATGTTCTTCTGTCATAAATTCACTGCACATTTCACAGTGATATAAATCGCTTTGCCATTCATTTTTCTTCAGCCAAGGCATATAGCTTATTGGATCACTCATAGTTACGTAAGCATTTGTAATGTGGATGTCTGTAGCTTCCAGCTTTTGTACGCTCGAAGTATGTAAATGTAGCTAGTTGGCCTACATATTGTGCTGCATTTTCTAGCATTTCAGCAAGAGCATCGTAGTCGTAGCCTTTACCAGGAGGACAACCGAACTCTACGCCTTCATCATCTTGCATAATAAATTTACCTAACGTTCCTTCACGCTTGCCTTTACCTGGAACAAAGTCAATAATAGTAGCTTCTGCATCGTGAAAGTCTTTAAACTTCATAAGATCCCATGATCTTGTACCTTTATACTTGCCAGATGGTGTTCTGTATATAGAACCTTCGTAACCTAATTTAAGGTTTTTAGCATGAAATCTTTGTGCGTCGTCAAAGTCTATAGCTAATCTAGTAGATGTAACTTCTAGTATAGAGCTGTTCATAAATGATGGTTCAGCTAGCAAGAACAAGTTTCTGTCTACATAAGTGGCTATTGTCATACTAGCTACGTCGTACATATGGTATTGCACTAGTTCTTTAGCTTCAGCTTTGTCAGCATCTGTTGGTTTTCTTTTCTTAACAAGAGATATAATCTTTTCAAAGTCATCTTTTAGTCCGTGGTTGTACAGTTCGCCGTCAAGAATAGCTGTAGGATTTTTTGCAAAGAAAGGCTTTAGAGCTTGTTCAATGTGTTCTACATTCATAAACTGGTTATTAGCACGAGAGAACGCGCCTTTTGCAGTAAATAGACAACGTACGCCGTCTAGTTTTGGTTGTATAAGTGCAGGGTAATCTGCTTTATCTTCGTTGTATTTATGCGCTAGCATAGCTTTAATATTTTCCTGTTCCGTCATTTAGTTTTTTATTTATTACTTGTATTTTCTTTTGTATTACTGCTGCTTTTTCGTATTCTTCTTTATCTTCTAGTATCATCATCATAGTTTGTAATCTAGCTAGTTCACCGACTAATTTTTCTTCGTCGTTTAAACCTGAGCTATCACTAGCTTCGCTGATTACATAGCCATTTTCATGTAGCTTTTTAACTTGATCATAATAATCTTGATCTAGTCTTTCTTGCTTCTCCATCATTCTATCGAATATTAAGTCAGCTAATCTTTGTATTTCGTCTTCAGTCATATTAATATTATCCGTTAGTTATCGTATTTAGTTTGTAATTTCTGGTATATATTCTGTAATTTCTTTACATATTTCTAAAATGTCTTCAAAGTATAGATCATCACGTAGATCATCTAACTCATCTTCATCTGAGTATTTAAGCGCTTGCAACAACTCATCTAGTTCTTGATAAAGGTATTTCATAGTTATAATTTTTATTTAGTTTGTAATTATTTAACTAGTTCTAAGTTTAGTTCTTTAGCAGCGTAGTTAATGTGTTTCTGTGTAGTAACAGACCACCAGCCAAGTTGTTTTAGGTGTGATTTATGGTAGTCTTTATCGTATATTATAGTTGCAACATGAGTAGAATAAGACCATATCTCATTACCATGTTGTCTTAGGTTTTGTTTATATTTTTCAAATGTTCTCATACCACGAAAAGCCCGTACCTTGTGAGTACGAGCGTGACATGTGAATAAGTTTCTAGCATTTGCTGAACACTTTTCACGTTATTCGTGGAAACTAAACTACTATTAACTAACTAACAGTTTCTTCAATTTCTTCGGCATCTAAGCCATATTCTTCTTTTAATTCTTGTACTTCAGCTGGTGTTAAGCCATAACCTTCTTCATCATTATCTTCAATAATGCTGTCTATAGTTTCACCGAAATATTCAAGCATTTGATCATCCATGTAGATGTCATCCCATAGATAACTATCTATGTGTAATACTGTTTCGCTACCACCGTTGTATTGTATTTCTTCCATGATAGCAGATGCTAGGTCAGAGTCATAGTAATATATATTTTCACATATATTTATATTTGTAGTGTCGTGAGTTAATACAAATACATCATAGCCATCTACAGTAGATTCATTATAGCAGTAGATGTCTGCACCGTTAAAATCTTCGGTTAGTGTTAAGCCAAGAGATTTCTTAGCTATTTTAATCATTTTTTCTTCAGTTAGTATCATAATTTAGTTTATTTTACAAATACGCCATATATTGCTAAGATTTGTAGCAGCCCTATGGCGAGAAGGGCTACTATAAACCACACTGTATCAGTGATTTGTTCTTTTTTTTCTTTATCCATTTGCTTGATTTATATCTTTAATTGCATATAATACAAGTCTTTTTAGTCTTTCAGCTCTGTTATAAATTAGCATTCTTCTATTATGAGTGCCTTCGTGTAGCTTACCATCTTGCCAAATCATTTTATAAGGAGTTTTATATTGTGGATTTAGCTGATAACAGGTGTAAATACTGCCTTTTTTGTTTAGTAAATTTACTCTTATGTAACCTGACTTGTGTTCAGATATACATCTACCTGTTGGTAATGTAAAGCAAGTTGTACCTCTTTTTGTTTGAGATGGACTTGATGTATCTTTAGCACCTAGTGCTTTTAATGTTTCTATTGCTAGTTTTTCTTCGTTCATATTTATTTATTTTGTTAACCAATCACCCCATATAATGTCTCTTTGAGTAAGATCGTGATACCATACATCACCAAATGTACAGATAGATCTTATTTCTTCGATAGTTAAGTCAGAGTAATAGTCTTTTTGTTTTAGTTTATCAAATAACCAGTTGATAGATTTATACTCTTTAGCATTTTCTTTCATTTTGGCTTTGATATGTGGTTTTAAATCGTCGTATATCATATTTATATTATCCTATAGTGTTCGTATTTAGTTTGTAATTTGTTTTTTAGTCATAGATTTTACTTTATCTATTAACTCTTTTGATACATTAGTATAAAAACCAGGTGCAAATATTGATATTTTACCATCTTTTGCTGCTTCTAATATATCTTCTTCTACTTGTGCTACATAGTAGTTAAGCGCGTCAATTATAAGTTTTGACTCCATTCCGTTAAATTTCTTCATTATTTTAAGTTTTGCATTACTTGATACAATATATCTCCATGGTGTTCTTGATAGAATTCAAACCATTCATCTTCAAATAGCTCTAAACCTGCTTCAGTTAAGTATTCTGATGAGTCAAACACGTAGTGTTCACTCATTTCATCAGAAACTGCTTGAAATATTAAATCAAATATTTCACCAGATGTTAGCTTTGCTACTATATTTTCAACAGCTTTACCTACCATTTCATGTTCAAAAGGATTTTTAACAGGTACAGGATCTGCGCCTTTACTTGGTACAGTGTATTTACCGCCTTGATCACTTAGTTCAACAGCTTGTTGATACTCTTTTGATTGCCTAATTTCGTTTAGCGTTCTACTTTTTGCCATTTTTGTTAGATTTTAGTTGGTTAAAAGCCATTTTCAACTGGGCTATTTCAGTTTGACACTTTCTAATTGCTTCTTTATTACCTCGATCTTGATAGAATTTTGTCCAAGAGTACAAGTTTTCGAGTTGTTTTGTTATTTTGTTCATATATTATTTATATATATTATCCAATAGTGATCGTATTTAGTTTGTGACAAATCATTTGTATCTTTTGGTATTGTAATTGAGATACTTCTGCGTTGTCTAGCGCTCGATCGAGAAAGCGCTTTGCAATTTCTTTGTCAACTTCATAATAATTCATGTAAGTTTCACCTATGCGCTCGTACATTTCTTGACTACCGATTTGAGTAGTTGAGCAACCATGTATTATTTTAGATTTACGTTGACTTGAACCACCAGTCATAGATCTTAGTATGCCAAAGCCTGCTCTTTGAGTGAGCTTACTAGCTTTGTCTGCATCTTCACGTGACATTACTTGAATAGTATTGCCTGTTTTGTGATGAATAGTATCGATACAACCGAGTTTTTCTACTGTTGAGCAATCAACACACTCAGTATAACCAAGATCTAATCTTGCTTGTGGAATATTGTGGTTACATTTCATACCACGAAAAGCCCATACTGGTTAAGGTATGAGCTATAGCTTGTTAACGCTCGTATGTTTTTGGGTCGAGTTACAGCATCACACTCATGCCCGTTAACAATGCTTATTCGTCAGTTGTTTGTCAACTTGTTATGTAAGTAAGACCTTTGTAGTTAAACCAGCTTGTATAGTCGTCTGGTATATTATTTATAGTTAAACCTCTGTAGAACTTGCCATCTAACTTGATGAGTGCTCTATTGCTATTGTAAAATTTGATTGTTTTCATATTATTATTATCCATTAGTGTTCGTATTTAGTTTGTATTTTTGTATTAGTTCTCTTACTTCTTTACCAAGTTCTTGGTCATTAGGACACTTTATAGTGAGTTCTCTGACTACTATTCCTACTGTGGCTAGTAAAGACTTCTCGTCTTCTGCATGATCCCACTCTTTATTTCTATTTATCATTTTCATATTTTAGTTACAGCCTGGACAGAATTTGTAATAACTATCTTGATTTACTGCTAGTTTACCTGTTGTAGTACACGATGTCGCGAGTGCTAGTAATGTTATTATTAATATAGCCATAACACTTGGCATTACTTTTTCTATTTTCATATTGATTTTACTTTATATATTACTTCATTTAATTCTATTCCTAATTCTTCCATGAAATCTCTCATTTCATCACAAATATAGTTTTTATCGTTAGTTAAATACAGTGGTTCTTCTATCTCACCATAGTATATTTCAAATTCATATAAATCACTCATCACATTGTAGTTTCATAGTGTTACAAATAATTCCCATGTAGTGATCCTGATCGTCAAACATTTCATTATTAGTTTCAGAGTAATCACCTGATTCCATCATTATATTGTCTAACTCATTACCTAGTTTAGTCCACATAGTGTTTAGTACTTTATCGACAATCGCTTGATTGTATTTTTTATTTAGTTTAGATTTATGTTGTTCTATATTCATATTGTTTATTTTATATTATTATTATCCAGTTAGTATCGTATTCAGTTTGTATTAGAAAGTTTAATTAACATATCTTCAACTTCATTAAGATTTTCAATATAAAATTCACCTAAATCTGTAATTATATTGTCTTTATCTATATCACTCTGCATCCACTCTTTCATATCTTGAATGTTATTTATAGCTTCACTTAGTTCTACTGAGTCAATTATTGTACTATCTTTTTTTGTTGGTGATACTAGTAAAGAACTAGCCATTCCGATTGTTAGTATTATTTTATTCATATATTTAGTTTTAAGTATTTATCATTATTAATCATCTCGTCGTGACACCACATTTTCTCGTTATCACCTAACTGATAGTAGTGTATAGCAAATTCTGATAAAGCTATTTTGTCAATTGTAGTATTTAAGTTTTTAGTCATAGTATTTGTATTAAGATTTCATAATGATCTTCTTGTTGATCTTTAGTTAATTCAATCCACTTTGGATTACCTGAGTAATTACTTAAGTGATTTATTATTTGCTGTTCAAGTTCAGCTTTATTTATTGAGTTATTCATTTCGTCGAAAGCTTTTGACCAAGACCAGTTTGAAGGAGAGTTTGGATTATACATAGTTATTTATTTTTATTAGTTTATATTATTATCCTACGACTATCGTAGTTTGTTTGTAACTGAGTGAGAAATCGAATCTCACTTGCAACCATTTCAGTTATGTGCTGAGTAATATGTTCGTGTTATTTATAGTCGTTAAAGTATTACTATCAACATCGACTTTACTTGTTCATATTTGATTTACCAGAAAACAAGTGGAACTAACTGGACTTTTAGTTTTTAAGACTGAGTACTTAATTCTCTACAGAATTTTGGAACAGTGTTACTATTTGTATAACTTTTGTACTTTTGAAAGCAATTCATCTCGTCAAATTTAGTTTGAAACTTAGTATAAATTTCATCGTGATTATAAGTGAATGTTATATCTTTTTTGTTAGTGAAAGTGATTACTGTATTAGTACCGAGTAATGATTTTCTGATTACAAATCTTTTAGTAGTTATTTTATTATTATTCATAGTTATTATATTTATTTGTTATTAATTTAGTTTAGTTATTATTATTATCCGTTTTAGTTCGTATTTAGTTTGTAAAAGTGTAGTTTTATTTGTTAGTTAATTATTAGTTAGAAGTTCAACACTTCTCCTCTCCACAATTTACTATAAATGTTTAGTTAAAGAATTTATTATTGTCAATGTAGTTAGTATAAAAATTAAAGCTGTTATCATATTATATTTATTTAGTTTGTTATTTATCTTATACTATTATTATCCAATGTAACTCGTAATTAGTCGGTGAAAGATAAGTAGTTATGGAAAACGTAGATGGTACACAATAATGCATCGGGAAAACGTAAAACCGTGGAATAATGTATTGAAAACATCAGGGGGCCCTAAAATATAAATTCAATTTTACTGTGGAATACAAAATTATATTGTGAGGGTGCAGTACCTAACTTCTATACTTTTTATAGTTACATAAAACAGTGACATTAGGCCGTTAGACCTAGCCTAGTAACAGGCTATTGTCACACTTTTGCTATTTCAATAATCATCTTTATTATTTTAAGTATATTCAATATTATCTCTGTTATTTTCTTTACTGTATCTTTCTTATTCATATATATTATATAGATTTATTTAGTTTTGTTTCAATAAACAATAAGTAAAAATGAATAATTCTATGTAATATACTAACTATAAGACAAAATAATTAATTATGGCATATAGTGTAACTAAGAAGGAAGGTAAATTAAAGGACATTATTAATAAGATAGCTAAGAATAAAGAAGCTATACAAACTAATAACATGTCTACTCAAGAAATGAAAGATGTGGTTAGCGAAAGGCTTAGACAAGATATGACAGGTCCTCAAAGTATTAGACAAGTAAGAAACAAAAAAGTTCAAGATGTTACTATAACTCCTGGTAGCCCTGGTGAAGCTGGTTATATACCTGAAGGAACAGGTACTAGTGTGGAAGATATTGAAAAAACTGCTGGGTATAAAAAACAAGATCGATTTAAAACAAAACAAAAACAAAGAGCATATAGATCTAACAAGTTAAAACAAGTTAGCGAAAAAGCAGGTGATACTACTAAGAAGTTTGCAAAAGAAACAGGTGAAAGAGCATTAGACATCGTATCACCACTTGTACCTGGTCTAGGAAAAAGAAGAACGTTTGTTAGAAAAAGTGATGGATCGCAAACAAGAATGGTTTTTGGATCTGGAGCTGCTTTCAGCGAAGCTGTTGATAAACCTACTAATCCAAGAACAGATGGTAGAAGATTTAGATTTGGTGAATGGCAAAAATATAAAAGAGATAAATATTCACCTCAGCAAAGACGTTACAATATTGCTGCTAATATTAGAAACAAAGGAATTGTTGGGGCAGGATTTGCTGCAATAGGCCATGGGAGAATGATGGAAAAACATGGTGGACCAGAAAAAATCTTTAAATTAAAAGACTATAAGCCTTTTGTTGGTAAAATGCTTAAAAAAGGTATAAAAAAGTTTAAAAGCTTAATATAATGCCTTGTTAAAAGGTAAGAAACTAAATGTAAAAAGAAATAATGGCTATAATATACACATATCCAACTAAAACAAATCCAGTAGGTAGTGATTTAATACTTATATCAGACTCTGCAGATAGTAATAAGACTAAACAAGTGAAAGTATCTAGTTTACCTAGCTCAGGTGGCGGATCTGTATCATCTGTTGGGTTATCCTTGAGTGGTATTGCAGCATTTACTGTAACAGGTGACAATCCTATCACTAGTTCTGGAACCATCGTGCTTGGCACTACAGGTGGATCAGCTGGTCAGTTCTTAGATTACCAAGGTAATTGGGCTACTCCAGTAGGAATATCATCAGTCACATCGGCAAACACAGCTATAACCATCGCCGATTCAACTACAGCACCAGTTTTAACGTCTGCAGCTTATTCTGGAGGAAATAATATTGGACATGTACCAACAGGAGGTAGCGGTACAACTTATTTAAAAGGTGATGGTACTTGGGGCACTCCTTCTGGAGGTGGTAGTAGCTTAGCTATATTAAATGAAGGTACAGATATTACAGCAGCAGCTACTTCTATAAACTTTGTAGGTTCAGGAGTTACAGCTACTGCAGCTACCAACGCAGTTACTGTTACTATTCCAGACGCTTTTGTAATAGAAGACGTGCAATACAGTGTGTCAGTTGCTAAAGGAGATGCTTTATATATTTCAGGTCCAGCTCATGGAAGCGGTAGGCCAACAGTTGGAATAGCAGATGCAACAGCACAGCAAGCTGGTAATGAAAAATACCCAGTGGTTGGACTAGCACTAGCGGATTATTCATCTGGTGAAGGTAAAATGATTGTAACTGGTATTTTAGATGACTTTAATACTAATAATATAACAAATCCAGTTATAGGTCAACCTATTTATGTTGATAACTCTGGTACTACAGAAAATTTAACAGGTACTAAGCCAATAGGTACAGATGTTATACAAAATGTAGCTATAGTAAACAAAACAGGTGCTAATGGGTCTTTACAAGTATCATGTATAGGTAGAACAAACGATTTACCTAATTTGGAACAAGGAAAGATATGGCTAGGTGATGCAAATGGTGTTCCTTCAGCTTTAACTATAGGAAGTAATACCGCTGTTTTAACTTCTAATGGTACAACAGCTTCATGGTCAACTATACCTGCTACAAACCTGGTTAATGGAGTCAGTGGAGTCTTAGGCGTAAGTAATGGTGGTACTAATAATTCTGATGATCCTGTTGAAATAGGATCAATAATGTTTGGAAACGCTAGTGAAGATGGTTACGAAACAGCTAATGGATTTAAATATTTAAATAGCTCTTTAACAAACTCAACGAGTTCAACAACGCTTCCTTCTGGTTATTTTACATCTAATAATGCCACTATAGTAGGTACTGCTGGAGCTAGTTATAGCGCCTCTATAGGAGCTGTAAATATATTTAACCCAAGCACTGTTTCAGGATCTGTGCCTTTAGTGGTAGGATCTTCTCATGCTCAAGGTGGATTAAATGCTTCTAGATTAATTACTTTTTACGGTGGAAGTTCAGGTGGCCCAGGTTCATTTAGATGTGGAGATATTTTTTCAGATTCCTCTGCTTTAAGTATGTCACTATCAAATGCTTCTGATTACAGATTAAAAGAAAATGTATCTTCAATAGAGGGTTCTACAGTTAAGATAAACGCTCTTAATCCTGTAAATTATAATATAATAGGACAAGCAACAGTGGTTGAAGGGTTTTTAGCTCATGAATTGCAAGAGCAATTTCCAAATGCTGTAATAGGTGACAAAGACGCATTAGATGTTAACGGTGATATAGACCCTCAAATGGTTGACTATACTAAGGTAATACCAGCGTTAGTTGGAGCAATAAAAGAATTAACCGCAAGAATTGAAGCATTAGAAGCTTAAATAACCGAACTATCAAGTGATAGTATATAATAACCAACGTTTAACTAAAACCAAATACAATGACGTTTTTATATACCCGTACCAACACGTGGAGTAGTACACCACAACCAAATGAAGAAACCATTAAGTTATGGGAACATATCTCACAGAAGAAAAACTGGAGAATAACTCAATTACCTAATGGATTTTTACAAACCGAATACAAAGACATGAACTCAAATGAATGGGTTGATGTAACCAGAAGAGAAACAATAGCTGGTGCAGAGCAAGCAATAGATAGTTCTATTGAGCACTACACTAAAAAGCTAGAGTTTACCAAAGGACCGAAAGTTGTAAAAACCTTCGAATAGTATTCAAACACAATTATATTAAATTAAATCAAATGCAAGAATTAAAGTTAGTTAAAAACCTGACTTTTGGCGATACAGCTAGAGGTCAGGTATTAACTGGGGTTGAAAAACTTACCAATGCAGTAGGTTCAACGCTAGGAGCAAGTGGAAAATGTGTTATACTAGAAGATGGTAATGGCGCACCACAAATAACAAAAGATGGAGTAACAGTTGCTAATAGTATAACATTACAAGATCCATTAGAAAACATCGGAGCTACATTAATAAAGCAAGCGGCTCAAAGAACAGTATCAGACGCCGGTGATGGCACAACTACAGCCACAGTGTTAGCTAAAGCTATATTAGATCAAGCTACAGAGCATTCGCTACTAGATGATCCAAGAGCTGTTAAAGAAGGTATTGACTCAGGTGTTAGTAAAGTTATAAAGTATTTAAATAAAAAGTCCAGGAAAGTAACTGGCAAGAAAATAGACCAAGTCGCTACTATATCAGCTAACAATGATAAAGAGTTGGGTAAGGTCATAGGAGAAGCATTCAGATTAGTAGATGAGACAGGGGTTGTTATGATGGAAACAAACGAACAACCAGAAACTGTAGTTGAGTTAATAGAGGGTGTTCAATATGACAGAGCTCTTAAGAACAACCACTTTATTACCAACAAAGAAAAAGGAACGGCTGAACTTGAAAATCCGTTGGTTCTAATCGTTGAATCAGTAATACCCAACGTGCGGAAGATTCAGTCAGTCCTTGAATTTATTATAAAAAATGGTAAGAGTCTTCTTATCATTGCAGATGTTGACCCACAAGTAGTTTCCGCGCTAGCTATGAATAAAACGAAGGGTAATATAAAGGTCAATATCGTAGATGCGCCAATATACGGAATCAGCAAGAAGGATGTATTATCTGATCTATGTGCTGTTACTGGCGCTACACTTATTAATGAGGATCTAGGAGATGATATGGATATTATACAACCTGAACACTTAGGTACATGTATTAAGTCTGTAACAAACCACGAAGAGACAATACTACAAGTTGATTTAACTGACAACGCAGAGGTTAAAGAAACTATCGCCTTGTTAGAAAGAAATATAAAAGAAACTAAAAACCCTAATATTATTATTAGACTAGAGAAACGATTAGCTAAGTTAAAAGCTAAAGTTGCTACAGTTAAAGTTGGGGCTAACTCTGAGATAGAACTTAAAGAGAAGAGAGACAGAGTTGAAGATGCTATTTGCGCTACAAAAGCCGCGATTAAAGAAGGTATAGTGCCAGGAGGTGGTGTAGCTTTACTAAATGCTAGTTTTAATTTAAAACCAACCTGTATAGGTGAAGAAATACTTTATCAAGCAATAAGAAAACCTTATGAGTTGATATTGCAAAATGCGGGTGTTGAAAAATTAGAAAAGCTTGAAGAAGGTAAAGGATTAGATGTGGTTACAGGAAATACGGTGGATATGGTAAAAGCCGGAATTATAGATCCTTTGTTAGTTACTAAGAGTGCATTGACAAACGCGGCTTCAGTAGCTACTACTATATTATCAACTGATTGTGTTATTAATAACGTAAGAGTATGAAAGCAATTGGTAAGTATGTAGTAATTGAACCTATCAAGGAAGTTGATGTTCAAACAAAAGGTGGATTAATTCTAGCTGAAAAGCAAAGAGAAGATGTTAGATACAGAAGAGCTAAGGTTTTAGAACCTGGCTCTGATGTAAAAGTATTAAAAAAAGGTGATGAAGTTTACTATGACAAAGCCGCTGGATTTAATATTGAAATAAATAAAGAAGAATATAAAGTCATTAAAGAGTTTGATGTAGTTATTATTCTATGAGAAAGTTAACTTCTAGTGATTTAAAAGAACTAGGTTTACTTAAGCATTATAGAATAATAAGGAAATGGGCTTGTAAAACTAATGATTTAAATGACGCAGATCTAGAGCTACTAATTTATTTAGACGCTATGGACATGTTTAAAAAAGATGATTTTAAAAAAGGTACGTACTCATTTAGCTGGGATAACAGGCGCTGGAACAGATTATTGAAACAAGGGTGGATTACAGTGTGGCGGAAAAGAAACCACACCACTCAAAAATATCATATATATAAAGTATCCTATAAGTGCAAACAGCTAATCAGTAGAATGTATCGTATCATGCTAGGCGAAGAAGACATGCCTACAACTAAATTAGAAAAAAGTAATAGATATAGTTTTAAAGTAATGACTAAATCTGTAGAATACGTTAACAAAGACAAAGAAAGATGATTAATCCAGAAATAGATCCGATAACAGGTATGCCTATTCAGCAAAATAGAGCTGGAGCGCCAGGTAGATCAATAAACGACTTGCAAGGTATAAACACTATACAAGATCCAGGAATGCAATCAGCTCAACAAGCTGCTGCTTTTCAAAAGTTTAATAATATTGCTCAATATACTCCGCCACCTACTATGAAGTTGGTTGGTGATCAAGATAAAATTGATGCTAACAACGACGGTAAGATAACCGGTGAAGATTTTAAAATATTAAAAAAATAATTATGCCAAGTTACGGAGAAAAACAAATGCCAGCTGGAAAGAAGTTATCTTGTGGTTGCAAGCCTTTAGGTGAAAGAAAAATGGAATCTAGAAACTCTAATATTAAAGTTAATTTAAAAATTGACAATATAGAGTACAAAGGAAATCCTACGCTTAACGCTCAGAGATAGTGGGTATGCAAGACTTGAAGCTGTACTTGCTAAATGCTTCTTCATTTACTCTAGCTAGTATGAACTGGATAGAGCCAGCATTAGAAGTTATATTACTAATGTTAACCATTGGATACACTGTGCATAAGTGGATGTTATTACACAACAAAGATGATAATAAGTAAACATATATCATATAAAGAAGCTACAAGATCTATAACAGCTAAGAGACTAGGTGTAGAGAACACTCCTAATGAAGAGCATATAACAAATATGCAGATTTTAGCAGAAAAAGTATTTGAGCCTCTTAGAAGTCACGTAGGTAAGCCTATCTGCATTAATAGTATGTATAGATCAGGTGACCTCAACAAGGCTATAGGTGGAAGTAAAACTTCACAGCACTGTAAAGGCCAAGCTATGGATATAGATGATAAATATGGTCATGCTACTAATGCGGAGATGTTTGAGTTTATAAAAGATAATTTAAGTTTTGATCAATTAATATGGGAGTTTGGCACAGATGAAAATCCAAGCTGGATACATATTAGTTACGTATCAGAGGAAGAGAACAGGAATATAATGCTTAAGGCATATAAAAATAAAGGTAGAACTGCATACAAAAAAATATAAATGAAAATATCTGAGTCAACTGAATTTAAAATTGATTTAAAAACTGTAATTGGTATAATAATGTTAACAACCACTTTAGTCGGTATGTATTATACATTGCAAAATGACATACAGTTAGCAAAGACTTTACCACCTGTAGAAGTGGAAAGATTAGAGTATGATTTAAAAGAACAGTGGAATAAGCAGAATATAGATGATCTTATAGAAAGAGTTGATATGCTTGAAGAAGCTAATGATATATTAAAAGAAGAAGTTAAGATAACTTCATCAATGCTACAGGATGGTACTAAAGCAGATGATAAGTTTGAAGAATTAAATAAGCAGTTAGAAGAATTACAAAAAAGAAAGCCTAAAACAACTGTTATAGTTAAAGAAGTTCAAGTAAGTAAAAGAAAAAGATAATGAAAAAGAATAATTCCCCAGCATTAAGAAAAATATCAGCTTCTTGTAAAGCCGCTGCTAAAAGAAAGTTTGACGTATACCCATCTGCATATGCTAATATGTGGGCTTCAAAACAACAAGGTAAAGGTAAGTGCTAATGGCTAAGTCAAAAGGAGGAGGTACTAAAAAAGTTTGCTTGCCGTTGGCTAAGATAAGAAGCATGAGTAAGTCAGAGAGACAATCTGTTATACGCGCTAAGAGAAGTGCTGGAGCTGCTGGTAAATACAAGAGAAGTTCTAAAAGTAATGTTACTGGAACCAGTAGTGGTGGTGATTTAAAAACATGGGTTAAACAAGATTGGAGACAAGTTGGTAATCCTGATTTAAAATGTGGTGAGAAATCACCAGCTGAGATGCGTAAGACTACTAAAGGTAAAGGTAGAACTTTCAGGACTAAAGAAGAAGGTGCTGGTATGACTTCTAAGGGAGTTAAGCAATATAGAAAAGAAAATCCAGGTAGCAAGCTTAAAACTGCTGTAACTGGAGATGTTAAACCAGGTAGTAAAGCCGCTAAAAGAAGAAAGTCTTTTTGTGCTAGATCAAAAGGTTGGACCGGTGAAAGAGGTAAAGCTGCTAGACGTAGATGGAAGTGTTAATTATGGAATCAAAAGGCTTAGGAGACACGATAGAAAAGATAACTACTGCAACAGGTATAAAAGCTATAGCTGATAAAATACCAGGTGGCTGTGGATGCGCTAAGCGTAAAGAAAAGTTAAATCAAGCGTTTCCTTATAAAAAATAAACTATGGCATTTAAATTAAAATCACCTTATGTTGTTGATAATACACCAGTTTATTTTGTAGATGAAGAAGATGGTGTTTTAGGCAGAGCCAATAACAATGGAACTATAACTGTAAATAATAGAGTTGATAGTCCAGCGCAGTTAGAAGAAGTTATTAAGCATGAAAAAGTTCATGTTGATCAATTTAAAAGATTTGCTAAATCAAATGGCAAAAAAGGATTAAATTATTCTGACAACTCTATAGAGTGGGAGGGAGAATCTTATCCACGTAAAAACGGTAAAATAAAATACAAAGGTAAATGGATCATGGAAGGTAGTAAATCTTTTCCATGGGAAAAAGAAGCATATAAAAAAGAGAAATAATGGCAGACAAAACAGTAAAAATAAAAGATAGTAAAACAGGTAGAGTAATTTATGCTACTAAAACAAAGAGTGGTTACACAAGAGGTGGTAAAACAGTTAGATTAACTTCAACTCAAAAGGAATATACTCCTGGAACTCCAGTGAAACCAAAGAAAAAATCTCCTGCAGCTAAAAAAGTAAAAGGAGCTGATATGAATGTACCAGCTGAAAAGTTGAATTATATTCAAAGTTCTAATGCACCTGCTATGATGAACAAGTATGATAAAAGCATGATGCATGAGAGAGAATTAATTTACGATGCTAAGAAAGCTATTCATAGAATTGACAAGCAAAAGCATAAGTATGACAATGTACCTGCTAAAATGTACGGAAAAGCACCATCTAAGAAATATGGAGCACCTACAATGAAAAAAGGTGGATGTTCTATATCTAAACACATGAAGTCTAAATAGTGGACAAAAAACTTAGAGAAACTAAAGTAGGGGCTTTTTTAGCTAGTAAGGCCCCTACACTTTTAAAGAAAATAGGTGAAGTATTACCAGACAAAGGCGGTCTTGCAATTGTAAAAAATCTTATAACAGGTGATACTAAAATTAAGGCTCAAGATAAAGAAACAGCTATGAAGCTAATAGAACAAGATCTTACAGAGCTAAAAGAAATTTCAAGTAGATGGAGAGTTGATATGAAAAGTGATTCGTGGTTAAGTAAAAATACTAGACCACTTACTTTAATATACTTAACATTTGCTTCAACAATATTAATAATAATAGATTCATTTCATACTATGTTTGACGTAGATACAGCTTGGGTTGAATTATTAAAAACTTTACTGATTACAGTATATGTAGCATACTTTGGTTCGAGAGGTGCTGAAAAAATTACAAAAATAAATAAATAAATAAAATGGCACAAAATCCAAATTTACAAGGACTTCAAGGAAATATGCAAGCTCAACCAAGAATGTTTGCTCATGATGCCGTGGGTTTAACAGCTGCTCAAATAAATTCTGGCACTTATACAATACCTAATTCAGACGCTAGAGGAGTTTGCCTATTTGTAGGGGTTAAAATGGCTTCTATAACTGTTGTTATGGAAAGTGGTAATTCAGTTGTATTTAAAGGTGTAGCTGCCGGGGCTTTTATGCCTGTATTAGTTACATCCGTAACAGCAGCAACTCCTGATTCTGGAGCTTTAGCAGATAATGATATAGTAGCTTTATATTAAAAGATGTTTATAGGTATAGCTGCTACAATACCTGACTTACCAAATCTACCTGGTCAAGGTGGAGCTGGTCCAGAGGTTACTTTAGATTATTCATCATCTAATTTTTGTGCTGATGCTAATGATCCAACATTGACAAACGCTTCACCAGCTGGTGGAGTCTTCTCTTACACTGGAGTAGGTACTTTAGATTTAAACACGTCTACTGGAGCTATAGATATATCTGGTTCTGATACTGGTAATTATACTGTTATTTACACAGTGGTTGGTGTGGGTAGCTCTAATTTCCCTATAAATATTGGATCTACTATCAATACCACTATTACTGGTGATTCATCTACTTGTATTGGCTTTTCTCCTTCACCAGCTGATCTAACAGCTGTTTCTGGTTATTCTAATTACGAATGGTTTAAAGATAATACATCAGTTCAAAATGGAACTAGCAATACTTATACCCCAGCATTTAATGTTGCGGGTAATTTTGTTTACAAGGTAACTATAACTGATAGTTCTTTAGGTATACCTTGTACAGCTACTTCTAGCAATTTTACCTTTACTGTAAACGCTTTACCAACAATATCTATATCTGGTACAAATTTCTGCTCTGGTCAATCTACAACTTTAACAGCTACTCCTAGTACTGGAACATTTGTCTGGGAATTAGATACAGGTTCTGGATTTAACGTAATCTCTGGACAAACTAACAATACAATATCTGTTAATTCAGATGGAGAGTATAGAGCTAAAGTTACAGACGCAAATGGATGTACCTCTGCTTATTCTAATATTTTATCTATAAGTGAATTCGCTTCACCTTCAGTTACAATAGCAACTGTTCCTGGAACTACAATATGTACAGGTGATACAGCTACTTTAACCGCTAATGTTACAGGTGGTACTGGAACAATAAGTTACTTATGGAGTAATTCAGACACGAATCAAGAAATCAGTGTTGCTCCAACTACAACTACAACTTACACAGTTACGGTTACAGATGGCAACGGATGTACAGCTACTGCTTCTCAAGAGATAACACCTTCAACAAATGCTACTGCAATAGCTAGTATTAATAACGATGCTGCTATGAGTTTTAATGGAACAGATTCTTACGTTCACATGGGTGAAAATTTACCTAACTTAAGCGGTACAACTAGAACCTTAGTATTTTGGGCAAAAGCAGCTGATTGGACAAGTAACCAAGGGGTTATAATAGATTCAAATAAATTTAAAATGACTGTAGTTTCAGGTTACAGTAACTTTATGGTGTTTACAACTAACGACGAAGTTGACAATGATCAAAGAAAAACATGGTCAACTACAAGCCTCGTAAATAACACTTGGCATCATTTCGCTATGACAGTTGATTCGTCTAATGATATTTCTAATATATATGTAGATGGCGTTCCGGCGTCTACTACTTCTGTAGCAGGCTTTAACGCTGGAACAGTAGATAATATTGGTAAGCGATGGAATAACTCAAGTTATTTTGAAGGTGAACTAGATGAGCTAGCAGTTTTTGATTCAGAATTAAGCTCTTGTGATATTAAAGGAATATATGATGCTACAACTACAGTAAATGGTCAGCCTAAGTCAGCTAACTTATTAGATACAAATACAACAATACCAGCTCCGGTATATTGGAACAGAATGGGAGATAGTTAAATTATAGAATATGTCAGCAAAGTATAAAAGTCCAAGTTTTTTATTACCTAACGAGTTAAATACCTCAGCTAACACAGCTAACGATACTGGTATCAATAGTTTGTATTCTATGGACTTTGATGGGAGTAGTCAGTACATAGATGTTAATTATTCTTTGAATGGTATTAATTCAATTAGTTATTCCGCTTGGATAAAGCCAGAGCAACCATCTGGAAATTACGGTTATATTCTTACAGCTGGTGATTATTCATACACTGATAGAATGTTATCAATAGGTGTAAGACAATCAAATAGAAAAATATTTGTGTATGGTGGTAGAAGCTCTGGAGGAATAAAAGAATTTAATTTTACTGTTACTTATGGAACTTGGTATCATATTGCAATAGTTTACACTAATAATCAAGATGTTGATTTATATGTAAATGGAAATCCAGAAGGTTCTATACAGTTTAATGACACTTCAAGTATTGCATCAGGTTCACCAACAAAAATTGGTGTTTATAGTGGCACATTAGGAAATTATTTTAAAGGCCAAATAGACGAAGTAGCAATATTTAACAGAGCTTTAGATACCACAGAAATAGCTGCACTATATGGAGGGACTAGTCCCAACATATATCCATCTAACTTAATGGCTTCAAATTTAGGTCCTATAGCTTATTATCCATTAGGTGAGCAAGCACAAAACTCTGGTTATCCTTCAGCTTCAGGAAACGAATGGCAATTTCCAAATGGTGTATTGCAAGATTATGTAATGGATTTTGATGGGAATAATCAGTATATTAATGCTGGGGTAATATCTGATTTATCTAATGTATCTGAATATAGTATTTCACTATGGGCTAATATTGATACAGGAGCTTCTGGTACATTAAGGTTATTTGGGAATAGAGAATCTTCATCCCCTTTTAATGGTATTGGAGCAGATATAGATTTAAGTGCTTCATTATATTTTTATTTAAATGGTGGTCCAAGTTACCCAGTTGTACAAGTTGCAAACATATCTAACTATGTTACTGCTGGTACTTGGTTTAATTTAATTTGTACTTTTAACGCTGGTCAAGCTTATATTTTTATTAATGGAATTCAAAGAGGAAGCGGAACTGGAAGTTCTACAGCAGATACAACTACAAACCCATTATATATTGGAGCAGACCCTATAAATACTAACAGCTATTTTGATGGTCAAATATCTAACTTAGCTATATGGAACTCTGATCAGGCAACTAACAAAGATAACATATACAACAACGGCTCTCCTCAAACTTCTTATACAGTTACTCCACAAAACTGGTGGAAACTAAATGCAGATTCTGTTTATACGCCTAGTGCACCTAATTATACAACAGCTTTAGATTTTAATGGAAGTAGTGATTATATAGATATAACACAAAGTAGTACTCTTCCGCCAAATTCAGGGGATTTCACGTATTCTACCTGGGTTAATATTGACCCAAGTACTAGTATAAGCATTATAGTTCTTTTAAATAAAGGTGATGCGTGGCCAGGTAATGGAATATTAATAAGGTATAGAAGTTATTTCGAGGTCTTAATAAATGGTGTAGTATATGGTTTTACGGGTTTAACAGCGGTAGATGGCCCTGGCGTTTGGAGACACTTTGCTTTAGTTTTTGACGAAACAGCTAACACGTTGACAGCATATGTTGATACTAATAAAGAAGTAAAATCTGCTACAACCACATTAAACGTTTCAGATGCTAATTTTATCATAGGTAAAAGACAAAATAATATTCAATACTTTAAAGGGCAAATGTCAAATATAGCAGTTTATAGTTCTGCTCTTACTGACTCACAAATATCAACTTTATTTAACTTTGGTACTCCAGAGACAACTCCTTCTTTCTCTCCTACTGCTTGGTGGAAACTAGATGATCAAAATGCAATAACAGATTATTCTGGTAATGGACATACAGGAACTAATAATGGTGCGACTAATTCTCCAGGTGGAGTAGCTTACACCCCATCTTGGAAAATACCAAGTGAATTACCTATTCAAACACCTAGTTATACGCAAGCTTTAGACTTTAATAATGGCTCAGGAAATACAGATTCAATAGCATATGGAAGTTCATTTAGCGACGTGCCTTCAGCGTCAGGCGCTCATACTTTTTCATTATGGTTTAAACAAGAAGCTTTAAATAGTAATGGAGAAAGACTTTTTGCTACTAAAGCAGGACACGGAGCTTTTTCTATTTTTATTACAAATGGAACACTTCAGTGGGCTGTATATGATGGAGGCCCTAGAGTTGTAAGTACCAGTATACAAGCTGGGGTATGGTATAATATTATTTTTGGATTAAATGGCTCAAATGAAATATTTTTATATTTAAATAATGGATCAAAAATATCTACAGCCTATAGTGGAACAATAATTTACAGTTCTTCGATGTCTGAAACAGGGATATACTTAGGAAGAGGTAGAGACGCTACTTCTAACCGTTCTTTCAATGGTCAACTATCTAACTTTGCTTGGTTTAACTACGTATTACCAGAAACTGGAGCTGAATCAATAGAATCAATATATAATTTAGGAACTCCTAAAGATATAACTGGTTGGTCTAATAGTTATTTATGGTATAAACTTAACTCTCTTACAATAACTGATTCATCAGGTAACAATAGAACAGGTACTAACAATAATGCTACTTTAGTTAGTTCTGATGTATTAGCAACTCAACCAGTAAACGGAGTAAGTACAACTTTACCAAGTACAGCTTTACAACAAAGTGATTTACAATTTGATTCACCTTATAGTAACTATAGTTTAAAGTTTTCAACTTCACAACGAGTAGATACTAATTTTACTTTACCAGCATCTTACACGAGCTATAGTTATTCAATATGGTATAAACAAATAGGTACGATTTCTGGAGATAATTATGTAGTTGGTAATTTAGACAACTCCGCAAGTGGAACCGCTCAAAACAGAGCTGCTTTTAGATTTAATAATGGAACATGGAGAATACGTATAATTGGAGGTGACAATACTAATCAGTATTACCTGCAGTATAGCGATGTACCATCAAACATTCTAGATGGGAATTGGCACCATATCGCTGTAACTGTTATTAATGGTGAGATACTATTATATATTGATTCAATTAAACAAACCCCAGCACAGGTGTTTGGTACTCCGGTAACTGGTGTTGAAGCTAATGGAAATTATATGTTAGGCTACTCGGGAAATACCGGTAACCCAGGTTATTTAAAAAATTCACTGTTAGATGAGTTTGCTATTTTTGATAAAAAACTAACAGAAGCTGAAATACTTTCTATATATAACAACGGTAAGCCAGGTGACATAAGTCCTATAGCGCCTACTAATTGGTGGAGGCTTGGCGAAAACGCTTATTTTGTAAATAACGATATTACATTACCTAACTCAATTGCTGGAGCACCTAATGGTGTAAGCTCTGGAACTGCTACTTCAATGCTAACAGCTGATGCACCTGGAACTTATGCTAATGGTATAGGAGATGGTTTAGCTATCACAGATCGTGTAGGAGACGCTCCTTTATCAGTTGCTAACTCACAGAGTTATAATATGATTCCAGATGATAAAGTACCTTATGTACCTGGATATGTTGGAGCACAAACCACGAATGCTTTTGAAATGACATTTGATGGAGTAGATGATTATTTTGATACAGGTCAAATTGATATAACTGGAACTAAAACTATTTCTTTTTGGGTTAATGTACCATCAAGCGGTAATAACGGAGGAATTTTTACAATGGGAGATTCATCAAGTAGCGAGCGTTTAAGTATTGGACTATGGGGTAGTAATATAACCGCTTGCTTTAGTCTAAGTCTTAAAAATAGAGCAGTTTATACAATTAACAATAATACTTGGTATCACGTTGTTATAGTTAAATCTACTTTTTCAATAGATTACATTTACATAAATGGAGTTAGTCAAACAATAGATAACAACACTGGTTGGCAAACACCAATCGCAGTAACGTCAGTTATTGGATATTTACACCCAAATTTTTATTTTACTGGCTCTATTGACGAGTTTGCAATATTCGATGAAGCATTAACAGCTGATCAAGTTAAATTTGATTTATACGAACCAACAGCACTTGTAGGTGGAGTTGAAAAAACAGCAGATATAGAAAATAATACTAACCTACCAACGCCATTGGCTTGGTACAGAATGGGAGATTAATATGAGTACAAAGTTTTTAAGTCCAGGCTGGCGAATGCCAAGAAATGCTAATCAGAGTAAAAGTTCAAACTATAGTTTAGATTTTGATGGCGGTAATCAGTTTGTAAATTCAAGTCCTACACTTAGTGGTTTAACGGATATAACTGTTAGTTGCTGGGCAAAATTTGAAAATATAAACAACAGTGACTTTCAATATGTTCTTATTGCTTATAACACTAGCCAATCAAGTAGTTATAGAGTAGGGATAGGTATGATAAAAAGCAACTATTCCACAGCTTCTGATAGATATAAACTATACACAATAGATGGCTCTAACTTAAACATTTCAAGCTTTGTAGTTTCACAAGATGTTTGGTATAATATTGTAGTTACTCAATCGGGTAGTGTAAGAAAACTATTTGTAAATGGAGATTTAATAAGTACTTTTACAGGGGTGCCATCATTGAACTTAGGAAACAATCTTGAAATCGGTAGATTTTCAAATAATAATCATTATTTTCCAGGCAAGATAAATTCTGTATCCATTTTCGACTACGCTCTTTCTCCAAGCCAAGTAACAACTCTTTGGGGCGGTGGAACATCCGTCTCAAACCCTATGGCTTTACCAAGTTCACCTATCGCTTATTATCCTTTAGGTACATCTGCTTGGAACGGGGAGTATTTAGCTGAAAACAATGCTATTGGAGATTATGTTTTTGATTTTAATAATTCGCAAGAGATAAACTGTGGTAGCAACGCGAGTCTTAACCAGGTTGGATCTGTTTTCACTATGTCTTGTTGGATAAATACAACTTCTGGTTCAAGAGGTAGTATTATGGGAACTTATATAAATTCGGGAAGTGGTTATTATATAGATTTAATGGCATCTGGAACTGTTCAAGGCGGTTATCACCAAGGCGCGCAATATTATTTAAGATCTTCTTCATCTACTGTAAACGATGGCAACTGGCATCACGTATGCTATGTTGGTAGCAATGCAGCTGGTGGGTTTTTGAACGTTTATATTGATGGTGTTTTAAATCAAAACGCTTTACAACAATCTGGTCCTCCTGCTAACGCTAATTCAACAAATCCTTTTAAAATAAATTTAGATGGTTATCTTGGAAACAGATACACAGGTAAAACTTCAAATGTTCAAGTGTTTTCCTTAGCATTATCAGGGCCAGAAGTAGAAACTCTTTATAACTACGGCTCACCAATACAAACTTTAGCTAATATACCTCAAAGCTCTAATTTAAAAGCTTGGTATAAACTCGACGCAACTGAGATTTATGATAGTACAACTACAGAGTGGGAGGTTAATAATGCCTTAAGTCCTTGGACTAGTTCTTTAAGTTTTGATGGAAATGATACTATAAATTTAGGCAATGACAGTAGTTTAAGAATTACTGCAGAAATGACTGTTTCTTGTTGGATTAAAATTACTGACTCAGGACAAAATATAATAGTTGGCAGAGAACGTAGCGGTACTGGTAGAGATTGGAAACTATATTTATCAAATGGTATAATTTTCTTTTGGTGTTCTGCTAACGGAACTGCAAGCGATATAAATGTTTTACCATCATCATCTACTGTTAATGATGGTAATTGGCATAATTTAACTGCTATAAATAATGGAACTAACCAATATATTTACATTGATGGAGTTTTAAATAATTCTAACTCTGGTGGGCAAACAATAAACGCTTCTACAGCTGATAACTATATTGGTTCAAGAAATGGAACTGCTTTTTTCTTTAATGGTGAACTTTCAAACGTACAAATATTTAACACAGCATTAACAGATGGAACAGGCGGAACAGTAAACCAAATAGAAACTCTTTACAATAGTGGAAATCCTTTAACAGATATGAGCTCATTTAGCTCTTTGGTTTCTTGGTGGAAGTTGGATAACACAACTACAGGTATTGAAGATTCAAAAGGATCTAACAACGGAACTAATAACGGAGCTACTGAAGCACCAGGCTCAGTATCAACGCTAAACGGTTTAAGCTCAGGAATGTCTCAATCAAACCTTGTTCAAAGTGACTTACAAACAGTTGCTCCTTATAGTAAATATGCTATGAGTTTCGATGGAAACGGTTATATAGATTGTGGTAGTGTTGGAAATTTTACGTCTTCTTTTACTGCTTCCTGTTGGATAAACAATTGGCCATCAAGCGGTCAAAAAGGGGTTTTAGGAAACACAAATGGACAAAGCCAAGGTTGGTTATTATTAGCTCCACACGTTACAAATTCTAACGCTTTTAAAGTGTATATAAGTACTACAAATGGTTGGCATTCGTCAGAGAACTCAAATGGGTTTTCTGATAACACTAAATGGGTAAACCTTGTTGTTGTTTACGATTCTATAAATAATACTTTAATGTTATACTCAAACACTGTAGAAGGAGTCACAGCAACTCAACCAAC